CATAAGAAAGGGAAACTTCAGCTTCCCTTTCTGAATTATGTATGACTATTTATCGATTTTTACATCTTTTATTTGGTATACTGGTTTGATGTCCTCTAGAATTTCTCTTAATGGTACATCCGAACACCATCCAACATGAAATCCTGGACAATCATCAAAACATATTAATTTTTCTCGTAACATTCTTTTACTCCCGGCCAAAGACCATCCCATGTATCAACTGAATCACATGAAAATCGTTGACCTCCACAATGTTGACATCTCGCTACATCACAATTTTCTAAATGATTTTCACCGGGAGCAACACCACAATCTGGACAATGCCTGTCTGCAGTTTCTTTGGCTTCTTTCCATAGACGTTCATTAATTTCATCTATTTCTGATTGTGACAATCCTTTTTGTTCTGGTGTATAAAACATAATTTTTATTTTTGTTCTACAGTTATAGTTGGGTATGCAAATTCAATTTCAGCCATATTAAATTTTTCTAATATTGCTAAATTTGTGTCAGTTAATGTTTTAAGAATATCTTCTCCTGTTTTAATAAAATATACAAATAAAAGATTGATCGACGAATCTTTAAACTCATTGACACCAATTGCAAAATCATCGTTTATACTATCATTACCTTTTGCAATATCTTCTAACAATTTCATTCCAACTCGTATTGCTTTGGAGATGTATTATAAGTTAATCCTAAGTTAACTACAATTTTACGTGCAGGTTCTCTAGTAACATTCTCTACCATGGAGTCTGTCATCTTTGAATTAGGAATAGTTACCAATGTTCCATCAAGTGTTTTTAATCGTGAACTTCTAAGACCTATTTCAACAATGGTTCCGTCATATCCACCCACTCTAATCCTATCACCCATTTTAAATGGTTTATCTGTAAATATTGTAAATCCACCAAAAATATTTGAAATAGAATCTTTAGCAGCCATTGCTAATGCAATACCTCCAATTCCAAGCCCAGCAATAAGTGCTCCAGCATCATATCCAATCGTGTCCAATGCCATAATGAAGCCTATAATCCATAATATAGAATTAATAGTCTTTTTGACAATAGGTATGAGATGATCATCTAAATCGCTTTCAGTTTTATGTGTTAGTGGTATTATATATTCTTCTATTAAAGAATTACATACTCTCGTAATTAACCATATGATATTTAATATGATTGCAAACTTTAAAGAATTGTTAATCATATGTGTAATATCATCAGACATAGTTAATACATCTGCTGCTATCCAGTTACCAATCATCATGAGTAACAAAATAATAGGATCTTTCAAATTTTTAACGAGAATGTCATCCAATTTTATTTTTGTTTTTTCTGCACGTTTAGCAAATATATTTTTCACAAGTTTTGCTAATAATTTTCCAAACGTCAGTGTTCCAAAAATTATGGATAACACAATTAGCCATGTTTCTATTGTGTTAGAAAAAAATTCAATTTCTAAAAATTCTTTCATTTTATATAATTATTTCATTTATTTGTACTTTATAAATTTGTCTAATTATTAAATCAGACATGTCATCTGGATGATTGCAATTATGAACGACTTTAAAATGTTTGTTTAGTTTATTGTCGTCCCATAAATTCAGTTCATTACGAATTCTCATCCCAATTCCCCGCTCAATTGTGAATGACAAAATGAAGCAAATTCATCTTCTGTTTTTTCATCGAAATATTTCTCCATTCCTTTAAAGTTTGGAATGAGATATTTTACAGCTTCATCTAATGTATTAATTTGTTCCATTTATACTAAATTTACTCCTTTGATTACTCCTTTGCCTAAATTGTTATTGTCTGAATTTTCATTTATATTAATCGGGCTAAGTTTGATAAAGAAACGTTCAGTATTAAAATATTTGACGATTTTGTTACAATCAAAATCAGATTCATCAACTAATGTTAAATTAATTGTTGTTTTTAAATCACTTTCAGTTCTTACTTGACCAAGTTCTTCAATTGACATTTTCCCTCCCATAGGAATAAGCCAATCACGGTGTTCTTCGTCGAGACTATGTAGTGACAATTGTAAGGTAACATTTTTTTTGATCCACGAGAAATCGCTGTTTTTTAAACCAACTGTGGATATGTAATGGTGAGCATTTGGAATTAAACCATCAATAATATAAATAGCTTCTTTTACTGCATCTATATTAAGAAATGGTTCACCCATTCTGGTGTAGTTAATTTTAAACTCTTTTGAATTTTTCGGATCATACACTGGGTTTTTATCCAAAATGAATAAAACTTGATCGACAATTTCTTTCGCGGTTAAATTTCTCCAGCGTTTCATTTGTCCAGTTGCACAAAATTTGCATCGAACAGGACATCCTGACATGACAGATACTCCAATCATCCATCTCTCAGAACGATCGCCAGTTTCATATGTAGTTAATGTGTTTTGTTTTCTACCTATTGCATCTTTTGTATAAAAGGGTAAATATGTATCAGTAGTCTCAATTAATTTGCCATCATCTAATATAAGGCAATATACACTACCATTGTCGAAAGATTTAGATTTTTTTTATTTCCATGGTAGGAATATAACACATGGAAATTGGAAATAAAAAAGGAGACCTTTCGATCTCCTTTCAATTTATACTTAATTTAAAAATTTAAAACCCTTTTTTCAATCTACCCATTTTGACACGAGTTTCGCCACCTGATAATACTGTATCTGCATCAAATTCAACTCCATTTGCTTTTGCAAATTTAATAAGTTGATCAAAAGTCATTCTTGTAATACCCCAGTTTGATTCTTCTACATCAACAGATAAACTTTTGAATAAATTAATCTGATCTTGTTCTTCTATGAAATCTAATACTTCTTGAGCTTGTTTTTCTGTGAAAAATGGACCAAATTTAGAAGAGCTAGTTCCATCTGCAAAACTTTCATTATTTGATTTTAACCACACAGTTTTAACGTTGAATTTTTTCCTGTCATTATCCCATGTAAACTTAATATTTAATTGTTTAGAAAACCATGTTGCAATATGTTCATATTGTTTCTCATCAAGTTCTCCCTTTAATGATGAGACATCAGATAATTTAACAAAAACAATTTCTTTGCTAATATCTTTATGTTGTAACATTAATACAGGTTCTTTATGAACTTTAGTTAACTGGAAATTTATAACGTTTCCAGAAAAATAATATGTTCCTCTGTCTACTGATTTTTGTTTTCCTACAGTATCCATTAAAGATGTTTCATTACCAGAAAAGAAAAATGATTTTCCACGCATATCTTGAATTTCTTTAAGATTTGGTTGAATATATTTCCATTCAATACCTGGTTGAGAAGCTAAACCAATAGATATTCTAATTTCCGAATCTCTAGTAGTTCTACCTCCACCAGCAGATAATGGATTTTTAGACATGTTATTATTCCATACTAAAACTTTACCTTCTAAGAATGCTCTTGCAGATCCAATAATTTCCATGTAAAAATATCCATCTTCTTCATCTGTTCCTTGAGATGGAAATATAGATACAAATTTTGCAAAATTTGTACCACAACCAACATTAAGTCTACCTGTACTTGTTATACCGTCTATATCTCCAACAACTTTAACAAATGAACCAGAAGGATATACTTTGGCCATTTCGCTCAGTTCATCATCAAATTCATTAAATTTTTTAATATCCATTTTTCATTTTATTTTATTTTTGTAGGAACACCTAGCGATTTGCTTAGAGTTGTTTCTATATGTTCGATTGCTTCTGGAGAAAGTTCATCAATAATGTCAGATAAATCTGATTTTAAATTATCGGTTAATTCTCCTATTGCATTTCCTAATGCAGATTTAGCAAATTTAAAATTTTCTTTTACTACTTCTAAACTTTCTAGTTTTTCTTTGTTGTTAGCAATAAATAAACTTAATACTGAATCTACTGCTACTTTTTCAATGTTTGTCATAATTATATCATTTATGTTTGTTAAATACTATCTGAAATATCTTTTAAATGTTGTTTAGTGATGTGAATTACTTTTAATCCCCAAGGAGCTTTGAATGTAGGGTTGTCAATAATAACCCATATAAATTTATCTGCATATTGAGGTTTTGGTAAATCTAAATCTGCATCTCCATCTGTTAAAAATACAGCAGCTCCAAAACTTTCTGTTTTGTATAATCTATTCATTTCTTCTAATGGAGGTTTAAATTCAGTTCCACCGCCTCCAATTGCTCCTTTGCCATCATATTTTTTAACGGCACCTTTACCTTTTAATCTAATTAAAGGAGCTATTTTAGTATCAAAATAAATTATATCAATTTCTTTAACGTTCTTTTGTTCTACAATAGCTTTAATTTCAGTCAAAATTATTGCTAATTCACTATCTCCCATACTACCAGAGGTATCAACTGCACACACTACTTTTTCTAGTGCATCATGTTTTTTCTGACCTTGTGATGTAAATAAACCAGGATGACGTCTATCTCTTAAACGTACTACTTTATCAGGGCTTAATGCTCTACCAACAAATGTTTTCATTGCTTGTTTCCAATCCACTTGTGGTGCATATAATTCTGCAATTCTACGTTTTAATAAACCAGCTTCAGAGCCATGTTGTCCTTTCTTACCTTCCGGTAATTGAGCAGCTGCTTGTTGAGCAATTTTTTCTACTGCATCTCTACTTAATTTATTTGGAGAAACTCCAAGTGCTTCTTGTATTTTACGTCCAAGTTCAGGTGTAATTGCTCCAGCAACACCCAACGCTCCTGCAGAATTTTCTCCTTGTTTAACATCTTCAGCTTTACCTGCTGAATAGTTTCCTTCACCTTTTTGAGGTTTTTGTTGTTTTCCACTAGCACCACTTCCTTGCGATTTTCCACCTTCTTTTTCTTCACCTTCACCTTCACCGCCTTCACCGCCTCCACTTTCATCATCTTGGCTTTGTGGTGGCCATGGAAGTACATTTTTCGGTAAACTACCTCCACCTTGACCTTGACTCTGACCTTTTTGTCCTTTTCCGGGTACTAATAAATCGAAATCATTTCTTCCTATCATTGTTAATTAATTTTTTTTATGAAAGTGCTTGTGTAGCTTCTTGTTCAGTTACTGGATCATATTCATATGTCCCATTGGAATTTATTTTTGTAATTCTTCCAAATTTTCCAGACTTTTTAATCTTAATATATGAACCAACTTCAACTTCAACAGGTTGTTGTTCTCCTCCACCTGGAGGATCTGGCATTCCATTAGCATCAACATCATTATAAATTTCTTCTGCTGACTTTGCATGATACTTATCATTTATAAGACCTTTTGCTCTTTCTATTTGTTCTTTTGTTATAAAACCATCTGACATTAAAATATCATTAATTTCATAATCTCCAGCTACATTCCATTGATCATGATTTCTTCCACGTAAACGTTGTCCATGCATAAGTGCCATGTGTAAAACTTCATGACATAAAATAAATTTTAAGATAACGTCAACTTCTTCTCCGAATTCTTTAATAAGATTGGCAACAAAAAATGATGAAATATAAATATCTGTTCCATCGGTTGCCATTGTATTTATTCCAAAATATGCTGGTGGGTCAAATAAAATTCTTGCGTTGTAGATCCAAGTGGTGAAAAATTTAAGACTGCCTGCTAATACCATTCTCGCAATTACACGGTCAATAGTTTTTTTAGCTTCTTTTTTAATAGCAGCAACTTCAGGAGAATCACTAGTTTGATCTCCTGTTGCTGCAGCATTTTCATATATTTTATCTACTATTTTTTTATGATAATGAAAATCTTCAAAATTAAACATATTTATCAATTATTTTTTTAGATAATTTTATTGAAAAATATCTGGGTATCCATCAGCTAATTTATTACCTGGTGATTTTGGTGTGTTAGCCCAGAAATAATCATTCATTTTTATTTTTTCACGTACATGTGGATCTTTTGCTTCAACCTTTTTAACTTCTTCTGAAGTACCAAGTTCTACTTGATAATCTTCATCTAAATAAGGGTGAACATTTTCACTAAAGTTAGTCCAGAATGGCATTACTTGTTGATTATCTTTTTGAGCAACCAACCAGTCAATTACATTAGTACATTCATCTTCAGTTAAAACGTTTCCTGCTTTATGTGCAGATACCAACATCATGAATGCTACTTTACGTAATGCAACTTCTGAACTTTTTCCTGCAAGTTTTCCTTCTAAATCAGTAAGTGATGGAGCTTTTGCTGGATTAGTATAAACTAAATCAACTTCTTCAAGAGGAATCATTTCAACCATGTTAACGAAATTAACAAATTCTCTTGCTGCTTCTTCACCTACAAGTGATGAAACTGAAGTTTCAATTAAATCATTATATTCTTCTTTAGTATACTCTCCTTTACCTTTACCGAATTTTTGAATTTCTTCCATTTGTTCGATATAGTTCTGAGATGCTCTAGCCCAGTTTCTTGGGTTTGCACTTGTTGCTTGTCCTTTATAACCTGCGAAGAAATATTTACCACCTCCATGTTTGAATGTAGCAGCATCTGCTCCCCAATATTTAACGAATTGTAAAATGTGTGGGTGTACGATTAATGATTCTACTTCTTCACCTTCTGCGTTTTTAACTTTATGTTTCGCAGTCAGTGCCCATTTTTCCCAATCGGCAAATTTAGGTGAATAGTTATAATGTTGGAAACGTGCAGAGATTGCAGTGTTCCAGTTGAATGTATTACCATCTTCATCGTCTTGTCTATTAGAACAAGCTAAAAGTGACCATTTAGATCCAAGTTTCCAGTTACCTACTGAACGAGTGTTATCAAATAATGTCATGATAGCATTCTTAACAGTTTCATCCGCTCTGGCCATTTCATCGAAGAATAAAATACCACCGCGTCCATCTTCACCATTTACTCTATCATTACCAGCTTCACCTTCATGAGCATGATATAATGGAAGTAAATCAGTTTTTGCAGATGAACTTGATTTATACTCTCCTTTAGTTCCTTTTTCTTCTTTAATATATGGTAAGAAGAAATCTTCAGCGTTTTTAGAACGTAAATCAATTACGATCATTCTGTCATCTTCTTCAAAGAATTTCCATTTGTGTGCTGCAATAGAAGTAACAATTTCTGTTTTACCAATACCAGGAGCCCCCCAAATATGAATAGGAGCGATTTTTGTGTTTCCTTTTTGAATTGCGTTAATGTACAAGTTTATTTTTGCTTGTAAAATTTTTCCACTAACATTTGGAACTGTACCTATACCTTGTTTGTCAATAGCTTGATTAGTGTAATCTAATTCAAGTTTCTCATCTTCAAAAGTTGCCATAAACATGTTTTCAAAGTTACGTGTCAAAAGATCTTCTTCATTTTCCGACTCTAAAATACCATTTTTATACTTTGATACAAATCCTTCTTTTAATGTAATAGCTGTGTCAATTTTATCGCCATGTTCAGCCAATGCTTCAATATCTGAAGCTGATGGAATATATGTTATTCCAGATGGTAAATCATTTTTATCTTGCAGCAATAAACAATTTAAAAATTGAGATCCTGTACCAATAAAAAATTCTTTAATCTTTTTTAAAGCTTTTTTAATTGTCTCACCAACTTTACCTTCATCTATCTTCGATTCATTGATAGCATTTTTAAAGTCGGCATATGACATTATTTTACGTTGTTCCATATGAAATTTTTATTATTTTAGGTTTTTCTTATATATCTATGAGAAAAAAGCAATTGTGTGGATTTTAACCACACTTGCTATTTCCACAATTTTTACATACGAAACAACCTTCTCTCATCACAAGTGTTTGTTTTCCACCACAAACATCACAATCAAGTGTTCTTTTACCTACTGCTGAGTTTGCGGAGATATATTTATTTAGTGTTCGTCCAAGACATTTTGCAAATTGAACAATAGTTCCCTGTGATTTTTGTAATTGTTCAACAATAAAACCGATGTCAGCACCATGTCTAAGAGCCGTTGAAACCATTCTTGAAAGCGCTTCTTGTTCATTTGTTCCAAACAATGATGCTACATTTTCCAAAATAATTTCATCATCTCCTATCACTAAATTGTATACTCCACTTTTAACTTTTATCAGTTTACCTGATTTGAATTTGTTGTGTATTTGAACACCTGTACGAGGAAATGCAAATACTTCATATGGATCATTTCCAATTAAACCGATAATTACGATCCAATATTTTCCTTCGACCATTACGTTGTGAATATCACAACGTAATTCTTTTGGTCGTTTTGGAGCTTTTGTTTTAGGTATTAAATCAACATCTTTATTCATGTTTGCATCTTTAGATGCAAGTACTGAAGTCATTGTTCCAGCTCTATATGTTGTTACACCTTTTATTGTACCAGTTTCATACACTTCTTTATAAAGATTTTTAAAATCTTCATATTTGTAATCTTCTGGTAGATTTACCGTTTTAGACATTGCGCTATCAATAAATACTGAAAATGATTTCATTGTATTGACGTGATCTTCAATAGAAATTTCCATAGATGTTGCAGCCCAATCAGCATCAGGGTCCCATTCTCCAGTTTGTTCAAGAACTTTTACTGCATAATCTTTAACAACAGTTTCTCTAAGTAAACCTCTACTTTTATCTACCTTCCAAACATAATCTCCAAATGATGTTACTAACAAGTTTTCATCGCCTTCTTTAACCCACATCCAATCTTGTGTACCTTCATTCACAAATGTTTTATTTCCAAAGTCAATTGATTTTGGTAATACTAACCCTTCAGGTGGATATGGAAATATTGCAGTTCTAACATATTCTGTCATAAATAATGGTTCTAGACCTCCAGATACGTTATTTGCAAATACTGATGAATTACCTGTTGGTTGTATAGATAACAAATGAGAGTTGCGAAGACCCTGTTTTTTGATTTTTTCTATTGTCTCAGGTTTTAATACTTTAATAAATTCGCTTTTTAAATACTCGTCTTTATCAAATTTTAAGAATGAACCTTTTTCTGCAGCCAAATCAGATGATGTAGAATATGCAGTATTAGAAATAAAACTCATTAAATCATCAGTAAGTTTGATAGCCTGTTTTGAACCATATCTTACTTTCATCATCATTAATGCAGAAGCATAACCTAAAACTCCAAGTCCAATTCTTCGTTTATTTATTAATGAATCATGTTGTTCTTGTAACGGAACATATGTTATATCATTTACGTTATCCATCATACGAACGGCAATTGGAATAATTTCAGCTAATCTATCATAATCCCATCCTGATAAATCCTCTTTCACAAATTGTGTAAGATTTAATGAACCTAATAAACAAACTCCACCAACTGGAAGTATTTGTTCTCCACATTGCAAATTATTAGCCATCATAAATTTAGGTCTTCCTGATGCAGTCTTTTCTTCTGAAAAAATTATATCGAAGTTATGAACATCATCAACAGTGCCATTATATACTGTTTCTTTACCTACTAAATTTACTGAAACTATCTTATGATTCCATAACATTCCATTTTCAATAAGATCTTCTGCGATACTTTTATGATGTTTATTTGACCATTTTTTAGGTGATTCAAACTTTACATTATATCTATCACAATAATATTTAACCATATCATTATAAGAAAAGAATCCAAGTGTTCGTATATCATTGATTTCATGCTCATTCAATAACATTTCAAAAGAACGCCTAGGTGGAATTTGTTTATTTTCTACAGTATATTTACAAAATATATCATATCCAATCTCTATTAGAATAGACTTTTTTTCAATAGCTCTTTTATTATTAGAAATCGCAGCTTTTCTTGTAGTATTTTTAATACTGCATGCATGTGAACAATATGCCTGCTCTCTCCTATTAAAGAGTGGAGTAAATTCAGCACCACATTCTTCACATGATTTATGAACACGTATATCGTGACCATCATAAAAACATTCTAAATCTGTTAATAATTGGAACTCGTCAACCAGATTTTTTAATTTTATTTCCCTATTTTTTAGTCTGGTATCTATCATTTTTTTATTCCATTCTGTGCCTTTTTCTATTCTAGCAGAATGTATGCCATCAATCATTTTTTTTATAAATTTTTCATCTTTATGTAAATCATTAATTTTTTTACTTATTCTACGCTTAGTAATATCAGATAATGGTTTACCAACTCTGTGTTGATCACGTACTCTTTTTTGTATTTCTGGATTATTCATCCAATTACATTCTGGAAACCTTCTCACTGGATTATTATCTCCTGATATATCGTGTAATGCATCATGTTCTTGTTTTGACATCAATTGAAGATTATCTATAGAATTATTAGACCCATTAAAATCTTTATGATGGATGACATAACCACTTGGTATTTTAGTACCAGTTAATTGTTCATATATAAGTTTATGTTCAAATATATTAGATTTACCGTTATTAGTCATCCAATATTGTTGTGATTTTGAATTACTTTTTTCACCCATAATTTCTGACCACGTAGAACCCCATTTAGATGTGATATTAATACTATCACCTTTATTTAGGTCTATAGTTTGTTTATATGAACCATCTTTCATTTTCCATTTGTGATTTCCTGTGCATCGTGGAAGTTTTGTGCCATCATCTAATAATACCTCATACACATCCTGTTCATATCCTGTTATTCTTGGATTTCTCATCATTTTGATAACAGTCATACCATTTTCATCTTTCGCATATACTGGCACATCTTTACCTTCTTCAGCTAAGGTTTTAATATCCACACCATTTCTGCCATCTGCAACTGCAACTATTGTACTTCCAATAACACATGGATTTGTGCTGTTTATGTTTTCACAATATTTCAAATTGTTTAATTTATTGATAGTATCAATAAATAAAACTCCAGGCTCATTTCTAGTGTATGTAGAATTCATGATAAGATCCCACAAAGCCTTAGCTTTTATTGTCTTATACACTTTTACTGGCAAACCTTTATTAACCCATTCATTAATATTACCATTATCCCATACAGTAACATATTCTTCTTTAGCAGCATCATAATCTGGAAATATTAAATCCCAATCAGAATCATTTTCAACTGCTTTCATGAAATCATCAGTAATCAATACTGACATATTAAATTTAGTAAGTCTTCCTGGTGTTTGTTTAGCAGTAATAAATTCTTCAACATCTGGATGCCAACATGACATAGTAACCATTTGAGCACCCTTACGAATTTTTTGTTTAGCTTGTTTGTGAGTAGATTTTTTTCCACTACCTGCGGTAATAACTTCTGATTGTGTGTCCCACATATCTAGCATTTTAATTGAACCAGGAGATTCATTTCCAATACCATTTATAAATCCACCGCGAGGACGTAAAACATCTGCACAAAATCCATATCCTCCTTCTGATTTCAATATCATAGCTTGGCGTCTCAATGCAGTCATTATACTATCCATTGAATCTTGATCTTGACCAACAAATCCATCAACAAAACAATTGATGTAAGTTGTTCCTTTTAAACCAGTACCTGCATTAGATGTTATTCTACCTCCAGGTACAAATGAAAAGTTTCTCAAAGCATAAGCAAATTTTTCAGTCCAATGTTTTGGATCTTTTTCAGCTTTTGCTAATTCTGCTGCAACTCTGTAATGTGTTCCATCGATGTCTTCATCTCCGAAGCGGTAGGTTTGTTCGTAAACTTCTTTACTGAAGTCATCATTAAACTCTGTTAAACTCATATGTTAAAATTATTTTTTTTAATGTTTCTTCCAAATATATCCGATAGCGTTTGGACGTTTTTGAACTACTTTTTGGGAAATCTTTGCCAATATAAATTTTACCATTCAATATATTGGTTATTTTGTAAATTTCCATGTGTATATAATAATAATTTATCTAAATATACATCATCAAACTTATAATTAGTTATCTTTATGTCATAGTCGACAAAATCTTTGAAATCTTTTTCGTCTGCCAGAATGCGGCGGTCTACGCTATCTGCATCACTTCGTTTAGATAATCTATCCTTTCGAACTTCTAACGGAATATCAAAATACATGATAAAAGATTCTGCTCTATCTTCAGGTTTTAATTTAGAGATGCCGTATGGTGTCATGATAAAAACATCATTTGATTCAAATTGTTTCTTTGATGTGCCATAATGCCATCCGTTGAATGAAACATGTTCATAAAATTCATCATCATCTATCATTTTTTGGAATTCGGTTTCGGTTAAAAAGAAGTAATCGACACCATTTTGTTCCCCATCTCTTGGAGGTCGTGTAGTAAACGAAATAGCATATGTGAAGTTCATGTCTTGAAATCGTTTGCGCATATAATCTTTACCACTTGCTGCTGCACCAACTAATATAAATCGGCGAGGCTTATTTGTTTTAATTTCCATTGTATATATCAAATATAATCTGTTTGTTTTGCAAATCTTGCATCAATTGATCTGTCCATCATTGATGTTTCGTATACCCCTGAATTATCTGAGAGACCATCTTCTGCACAAAAAATTTGTGGAGAAATTCCAAAAGATTTATTACGAGGTTGAATTTTTGTCACAAAATATCTGTCTAATTCCATAGGAAAGAAATTGTTATACTCATCCAATATTTCAGACATTAAATTAGCATGAATACCATATGCATACAGTCCCCATAAATTTTTTGCTATAAAAATATTTTGTGATATGTAATTGTTAACTAGAGAATAATTCCACATTGTACAATCATCGGAAAGAGGAATATAACCTAAATATAAAAGTTCATTCCACTCAATGTTGGAGGTAGAAAAAATTTTAAAAATTGAATCTAAATTTCGATTTATTCGACAGTCATCTTCAATAATTAAAATTTTCTCATGTCCATTATCTAGAGCATCTCTATAAATTGATAGATGTGATATTGCACATCCGAGATACGATGGGTTTTTAAAATATTCATTTGTTTTATAGAAAGCTTCCCAAATAGGTTTTAATACACTTCCATCTGTACCGTTGAATACATCTACTTCAACATCTAAAAAATCAAGACGTTTTTTAGACATCTTTAATCTCTCAGGCCTTTTGTGTAAATTCAAAAGATATATTTTGTCAAAGTAATTATTCATGAATTTTATAGATAACGCGAGTAATAGTTCATTGTTTTTTTTATATTTCGATGAGATTTTTTTTCATCAATGCTTTATATAAAATTTTAACTTCTTCTGGAGTATAACATTTACCCAACCCGTGTGTGTTAAATAATTCTACATCATATTCTTTAGTATCATTATTTTCACATGAAATTAAACATTCATTATCTATCAGAGGTAATGTGAAATAGTAATAAGGTTTGTCTCCAGATTCTTCTGCAGACACATCATTTCGTTCAAACCCTAAATGATATAATTCTTGTTCTGATAACATATTTATTTATTTAGAATAGTTAATAATTCCTTCATACCGGCAGTCGCAGTATTTTTTATATGAGTTATATACTTATCGAACATGATGTCCTTAGACGGCCTCTCAGGATCTATCACATAAATTGGTTTGTCATACACTCTGTCTAATAGTCCAGCAGCGGGATAAACTTGTAATGAAGTTCCTATAACTACAACAATATCTGCTTCTTCAACAATTGATCCAGCTTTATTAATCATTGGTACACCTTCACCAAAAAATACAACTGCAGGTCTAAGATCTGGATTTTTTTCTAAATCAAGAGCTCCATATTTAATATCAATCCAATGACTAGAATCTCCAGTCAATTCATATACAGGGTCCTGATCATTTCTTAATTTGGTAAGTTCACCATGAAGATGAATAATATTAGAGCTACCAGCTCTTTCATGTAAGTTATCTATATTTTGTGTTATGATAGTAACATCATAATTTTTTTCAAGATCTGCTAAATCAAAATGAGCCGAGTTTGGTTGTGTTTTTTCAAGTTCTGCACGACGTAGATTATAAAACTCGTTCATATTATCGCGATTTATATTCCATCCTCTAGCAGAAGCATATATTGCAGGATCGTATTGTTCCCATAATCCTCCTTTATCACGGAATGTTTCTATTCCACTTTCGCGAGATACTCCCGCTCCAGTAATTACAGCAATTTTTTTCATATTATTATATCAATTTCTGGATTAAAATCGTCAATGTTAATTGGATCAGCCATCATTGGTAAAAACGATAGTTCTTGTGTATCTTCATCAATAAACACATCTCCCGTTTTAGCATCAACGTGACCTCTATAACTATAACGTGAAGAAATACTTATTCTTGGACCAAATGTATTATTCATATTATTATATCTAAATGATTTGTGTCAATTATTACACTACAATTACACTGTTTACTGAATAAATCCCATCCAAATATTCTAGTGATAATATCTCTACGTTTAATATTTTTGTCTCTCAATGCTCTGGCACAAATTCCAATAGAAACATCAGCATTTATTAAAGCCTTAACAAGCTTACCGTTATCAGTATCCAATATGTTTAATGTTCCATATAATGTATCTCCATATCGTTCTAAATCAGTAACAGTACAACATACATGGTTTAATTCTACATCTAAACTTCCATCATTATCTAGTGTTCCCCATGATGTACCATTGTCACAACGATGTTTTATTTGTTTAAAAACTTTATCGGAAAGATTTGGAAATGTTCCTAGATTTTGATTATACAGTTTCAATGCCTAAATTTTTAGCAACAAACTCTGGAATTTTTCCACATTTTGTGCAAACTACAATTTCAACTGGAACATGTTCTTCTTTACCTGATGGGCTTAAAATAGCAGAACATTTTTTAAACATCATTTTAGAATCAAATGTGTTATTTCCACATTCACATTCTACCCATGGTAAATCACTCATCAGAGGGGCTTTTGGTTTAGTTATATTATTCATATGTCTTTAGGTTTTGGAGTGTTTTTAATTCGGTTTCCTTCTTTTTTTAAATCTTTTAGTTTTTTCTTTGGTTCAGCATCTTTCTGTTCTACATTAGAAAGAGTTGTTAATTTAGCAAATGGTTTATCTTCATCTACATTTTTTATTTGAGACAAATTATTAGGATTTGCTTCTTCTTCATTAAGACCAGAATATTGTAGAAGATATTTCTTTGCAACTTCTCTTAAATCAACAGATTCTTCTACTCTCAGAATCGTATCATTCAATTCATATCTTGTTGCATCATATAATTGTGCACCATTTTTTATGGCCATTCTGAAAGTTTCTAATGATTCTGTAGAAAGAAATGCTACTGAATTATCAACTTTTGACGTTCCTATATATGTAAGTTCATACTCATTAATATAAAAAGTGTCTCCAATTGTTACAAAAAAACCATTTGTTTTGAATGTTTCACCACTTATTTCAAAATTAAATAAATGATCTTGATTGTCATTGCTATTAATATCAGTACTGCGTAGTGATTTGATATAGAAAATGTATATACTTCCTATTAAAATCACAAAACATAATGCCGTTATTATCATTATAATTGTTCCCATATTAGTAGTTTTCCCAGTTAACTAATTTATCATCTTTCGATCTCATTACTTGTAAGTTGTTATCATTTCGTGTAATTGCAATCAAACCACAACTTTCACAATAAAATCCAGATTCAGTTTCTCCTTCTTGTAGATTTTCAAATATTTTTTCTACATCAATTCCAATAGGCTGATTATATTTATCAGCACATTTAGTACATAATTCACTCATATTAAAATAACATTTATTTATTTATCAAGAATAGGTTTTTCCACGTCATCATCAGTCACAATTATTGCATCAGGAATGAGATCACAAAAATAAATCAAATCATCTTTTCTAAATGCTTTTTCTACACCTAAATATTGTTTCCATTTATTAACATCATGAAGATTTTCTTCTTTCATTACACGTCGTATGATATAACGTTCACTGCCTATATAAGTTAATTTAGATTTATCTATTCCAATATACTCCATACTTCTATTATTGAATTAACATAACATTCTTCTTCTCCATATCGTGGCTTTGTAGCAATACTATTTTCATAAGCCCAATCAGTTTTTCCAAGCTCTTCGAATCTATTTCGTATTTGATTTGAATAATTTAGAGATATTGATCTAACTCTTCTTTGTATATCAGCTCTAGTAGAATCTTGTGAATTATTAGAGTGAAAGAATTGTAAATAACAACATCGTTGAATTTTTACTATGTGAGTTTCCAAAAAAGTTCTCACAATTAATTCATAATCATCTGCAATACTCAATCTTCTATTATGTCCATTCAGTGTGAAGTATGTATCACGTTTCCATGCTCTGAAATGATTAGGAACTCCTACAATATGCCTAATAGTCAATGGATTAATATTTGGTGCAATTGCAACTTCAAATGTTTTGCCTAGATGTGTTTCGGTTCTATATTTGCCGTATCCTAACGCAAAACCTTCTCCATATTTTAGTGTATTAAAATTCTCATCAATTTCAGCACAGTCAGAATATACAAATCCAGCATTTTCATTAGATTCAAATGCTTTTAACATTAATTCCAATGCATCTGGTAACAAATAATCATCATGATCAAGCTCTAACAAGTATGCACCTCTTGATAAAACACAAGCTCTATATTTAGCTTCTCCAATAATTCCTTTTGTTTTATTCTCGAATGAATGTATTTTTATACGAGGATCATGTTCTGCAAGGTGTTTTAACAATTTGCTTGTTATCCCATCAGTAGAATCATCAACAATTGACCATTCCCAATTTGGATATGATTGTTTATTTAATGATTCATATGTTCTGTATATTTTATTTCCTATATTATGAACTGGAGTAAATACACTTATTAATGTCGATGTATCGTGATTTAAAATTGATTGCATAGAACAATTGTATGCTATTTCACCAACATTATTCGAGTTTTCTAAATGAATCCATCTTCCTCTAAAGTCGAAAGGTAAACTGCTCAATAATGGAAATTCAGAAAAATTCTTACCAATTGTTATGTAACAATCTGGATCATGTTCATAGATGTCATGTAATAGGCTTTTGTCATGTGTATTGATAACATACAAATCATCAGCTTCGGCATTACTATGCTTATTTGATTTTATTTGTCCAACGTTTTGTCCACTTACAAATATGCGTGGCAACGAGTAAGGCAAAGTTTTTTTTCGAAAGTGATTATAATATGATAAAACTGTTTTATCAAATATAAAACGATCTTTATATTTATTATACAGTTCGACTATAAATATTCCATCTGCTTCATAACGATTTGAAACAAATCTAATTTCATTTAAAATATCACTTTTTACTAAAAACTGAGCCATATCTATTTTTCCAACTTTCACATTAGAAGGATCGGCTACACGAATATCTACTCCACTAAAATCTTGTCCGCCTACAAATTGAGAAAAAATTAAACATGCACATTCAGGGTTTGCATGTATTAATTCGAATGTACTATCTAAAAAGTCTTCATGTAATTTATTATCATCATCTAGAATATAAATCCATTCATTCATCCAATCAATTGGAGTAATATTCCAGTGTTCAAATTTTTCATCAATTACTTCATTTATAAGTTGATGACCCATATCACCTTCAATAGACTCTCTATATATTGTTCTAATACGACGATCTGATAATAATTCTTTTAATAAATTAGTATTCAGATTGTTTAGTATTCGAGTATCAAATATTATAGTCCAATAAACCTGTTCATTCCATTTAGATGTTTTAAAAACGCTTTCTTTAACTTTTAAAAGATATTCAGGTCTAGTACATCGAGTAATGATATGCAATGAAGGCGCCGGTTTTCTATTCTTCATTGTATATTTCATCACAGGTTCTTCATTTTTTGTATCGTATCTTCAACAGATGTATGTAATATTGCAGTACCTCCAGCTTTTCTAAATAGTGTTACATTCTTAGGGCGATCATCAATTAATACATCTTTTTTAGATTTTGCATAATTGAATTTTTCATAGTCAGCTACAAACCTGTCAAACAAACCTTCAAAATGTGTATTCATCCATTCAAGTTTGTCATCTTTTGAATATTGTTTATCGTTTATTGGAGCTGTTAAAATGTGTGGAAGTTTACCTGAAATTTCTTTAGCAGTATGAAATAATTGTATAACATCTGGCATTTCATGAAGTTCCATAAAAAATCCAGGCTTAGATGCTATACTATATAGAACATCTTTAGCTTTATTGTGAAGTTTCTTGAATTTTTTATCTTTAGAAGTTTTTGCAAATTCTCTAACATCATCTAAAATTTCAACTTTAATATCATACTTATCAATCATATATGATGCTAATTCTTCAATTGCTTCTACAAATTTAGAATCTTCTCGTATTCTTCTGTCAAAATCCGCAAGAACACCATCCATATCGATCCAGAATTGTAAATCTTTATGATTTTTCTTTTCGTTTATAAATTCATCAAATTTCATCATAATTACTAATTTTTATAAAAATTAAGTTTTTGTGGTAGAGGGACCATATGCTCCTCTATACAGTATGTTTAATGCAGCATTAAAGTCTGCATCTATAACATTACCACAACTTATGCATTCATAAAGTTCACCTTTACGTCTTTCCTTATGAATATTGCCACACTTTGAACAAGTTTGACTTGTATGATGGGTTAACTTTCAGTATCTCGAAACCTTCGTTTTCTGAAAGTTCTCCCAACTTCACAAACGTCTTGTCATATGACCAACGTTGCATCTTGTTCATTGTCTTCTTGTGTATCTTACCTGGTGACTTGTGCTTTACATTCTTTAAATCTTCTATCATTACCACATCAGGTTGTTCTGTCTTTACAAATTCTTTAACATAAAAATTGATTAAATCATTTCTTTCTATTAAAGATTGTTTAAAATTTTTACTGCCTTGCTTCTGTATCAAGTAGGCGATCATCAATAGGAATAGAAATGTTTTGTATGTTGATTTTAGGTATTCTTTTAATGAAGTTTATGTTAAGTTCCTTAAATCGTTTTGACGTAAAGTGTTCATGAACTTCATTTTTTATGCATTTTGCATAAAGGTATTTATATTTTTTAAATGTTTTGTCTCTGATTTTCTTAATAAGTGATTTAACATTTTCATTAGCTTGTTTATAAGCAATTTGTTTCCATTGTGAATGTGTAATGTCATTAACGGTAGGAAGATCCTTACTACTCAAAAACGATTTTTGTGGAAGTTGTTCATTTAATCTGCATCAAGACATATGTTTGCAATAGATCTGTATAAAGTATCAATTAAATCAGTTTTGTTTTGATTTGCAAATGATATGTTATGTTTAGATGTCCTTATCATCTTCCTTTAATTCTTTTATAAGTTAACTTTTTATAAAATATTATATTTATATATCTTTAAGTACTATTCGTTTTTGAAAGTCTGGTGGAAAGTTTGATCTTGATCGTTTAAACAAATCACTTAAACATCCATCAAGTATATATGTTAGTGCCCAGTCATCACTAGAACGAACAGATCTACCAACACCTTGTAATATTAATGAGATAGTTTTCCAATCATACCACACAGGATTGCTATTCATCTTAGCACTGACAAAATTATCACCAAGCGAAGGAAATGGAATCTTGACAAATATTTGAAATCTACTTTTATCTTGAGCTAAATCTAAACCTTCAAGTAAAGATGGACCCATTATGATATTGTTGGAAGAACTTGCAAATGTTTGTAATGTTTCTTTCTTTTCATCGCTTCCTTTATATATGAGAACTCTCTTTTTATTTTCATTAGATAATGCATTATGTATTCTTTGTGTGATTTCATAGGAACCACTATGGATGATACCACTAACGTCTCTATTGTCCTCTAAAATGGCTTGAATCTCTTTTATTGCCCACGGCAATGTATTTTCTTTTTCGGATGCACTCATCCGTTTTTTAGGATAATAATAAATTGGAGAATTTGAAAAATCAAATGTGTTATCCATTCTAAAATACTTTGCATTTTTAGCAGCAATAGTATCTAAAAATGTTTTTGCATCTCCCATTGTAGCAGTCATCAATAATTTAAAGCCTGATTGTTCATGAAAATGTCGATTCATCATATATGATTCATCTAAACAATTAAAAATTACTTGATCTTGATTAGGATTTTTAATTATGTATTCTGTACTTGTTTGAGAAATGATATGATTATAATCTTCAAATTTACAATGCATATCTTTAACCCAATCAGAAAGACCTAATGCGTATCTCCAATCTCCAGGAACAGGTATGCTTCCAGGAAATTCTTTTGATACATATTCTTTTATTGCTTTAGTGCAACTAACAAATTCTAACAGTTGAATTTCAAATTCTTTTAATAAGGCATATAAACGTTCCTGATCATCTTCCTTAAATAAATTATTGATTACTGTACGTACTCTAACAGAAGATGATGTTGGAGTTTTTATTCCACAACGCTTTATACATTTTCTAAGATTGTCTAATTTATCGAGAGCTTTACCATCTACACGTGGACTAAAATGATTTTGTACAATATCTACAACTTTGTGTGCCTCATCACATATTGTAAAATCTCTTTTTTGAAATGGAATTGCTTTCCCTGATTCAATCATTTTTGGTTCAAGATAATTTCGTTGTATTAACCAAAAACTATAATTCAATAATGAAACGGAAGAACGAATTGCCTTTCTTCTGTTTTGTAAATATCCACAATCATGAAAACATACCAGATCCTCAGCCTTTTCATATGATACATTTTTAAGTCTACATTCTCCTAAACTAAATCGCTCACTATTTGCTACACACCAATAATTATCAACTCCTTTTATAGAGCCCCAATCCAATTTATATCGAGAAAAATCTTTTTCATATTGTTGTTGAAGTGCAAGGTCAGATGCTAAAATATATCCTTCCATTTTTTGATGTGATAAAAATCCTGCAACTATCATAGCAATTATAGATTTACCACTACCAGTTGGTGCATCTAATAAATATAAATCACACTCTGCATCATAAAATGAATTAATGATGTCGATTATAACTTCTTTTTGTTGTGGACGAAATTTAAAATTTTCTCCATATGTCTCTAGAACATACTGGTCCAACATTCGCTCTGTATTAATTTCCATGTAATTTATATGACACAGTGAGATTAGTTCACATAAAAAACCCTACATCGTAGGTAGGGTACGCAACTTTAAGCAATGCGATTGATGAGAACGTGTTGTCTCTAAGCTATCTCCTTCGTCATTTTGGCGATGAGTAAATTATTCCTGATTTTCATGTTTGCCAGCTTCAACTTCTTTCTTGCCGTTATCTAATTCTTTAACATACTCAGGATCTAATTGTTTCAATAATTCTTCAAATTCTCCAATGTGAGTTTTTTCTTCTCTAGCAATATCTAAAAGCGTTTCTTTAAGTTTAGGATTTTTTGCAACTTCAGCCATTTGTGTATATACATTAATAGCATCAAGTTCTGCTAGTATTGCCGCTCTAAGAATCTCTTCATCAGATTGTGATGTTTGTTTGTTTGGAATAGCTGAAAGTATTTCATTAACAAATTCGTCGTATGTAGATATTCTTTTTTCCATACTAATTTTGTTTTATTTTACGTATCCAACTTTTTATGCTTCAAATCCATATAGACCATCGGACTCAAATAAAGTATCTGTATCTTCCAATGTTACACTTTCATTTGTAAATGAATCGGCCATTTCTTTAGCTTCTTCTAAATCATCGGTTCCACCTTCAAATTCTAGTTGGCCATCATCCCATTTAGACCACACTTGATATGTTTCGTCGTATAATCCAGGATCGTTTATCTGCGTAACAATACCGAAATCAGTTTCATATACTTTTTCATCATCAGTAAACTCAATGTCTTGTTCATTTTCATTGACTTTTTCTTTTGCTTTTTGTATATTATACCAAGCATTACGTTTACCACAATGAAGTTTTAGAATGATATTTTTCTTATTAAATGTAGTATTATGTTTTAGTTCATACTTAAACAATGGTCTCCATTCACTTTCAAATACTGATTTACGATCAACTGTTCCAATAATATTAAAATGTTTAATACCTCTTTGAATATATGCAAGAAACTCTTTTGGTTTCATGTCATATTTCTTAGGATCGAACATTCTACCTCTAGCAGTTATACTCCATTTTCCATCTTTTTTAATTCCAAATTTAGATGGATCAGATTTTGATTGATGTATAGTATATGTTGTATGTTCAAAATCAAAATGATACTTTGCAGCTTCATTAAGTTCATTCCATTCTTCAAAAGATTTAATCATCATATATTTTTTTATTTTATGTGTGAATCTGCTTTGTATATTGTGCAGATTCACCCAGATCATATTTATCCAATTATTTCTAATAATCCTTTATGACTACCATCCCATGCATCAAGTTCTTTTTCAACATCAACATCTGGATCTGCAGCCAATCCTTTTAATAAAGGTAATAATTCTGCTTTAGTTCCAGTAAATTCTACGTGTGGCCAACCACCACCAGAACCCACTTCTTCAAGAATATCATAGTCAAGTCCTGCTATAAGATTTTCGATATAACCAGCAGGTCCTTCTCCATCGGCAGTTACTAATTTACCATTTTTTATGTCTGCAACAATATCCACTGCAATGGTATACTTTTTAGGATCTGATTCTATTGATTCATTAATCATATCCATATAATCTGAAAAATTCTTAATTTTTGTTATAGTTTTTTTTTATTTTTATTTTTATGCTGCTTCAACTACAGTTTTTAATGTATCTGCAGTTTCAATAAAGTCTTCCGCTGCTCCGGTAAATTTAGTCCACACGAAGACACCTCCTTTCTTTTTTTCTGTTCAAGTTTAACAAGTACCTTTTTAACAACTAATTGTGTTGCATCAATTTCTCTCATTAAGTCAATAACTTCTTTATTGCTTTTATTTAAAGTATTTCTTATTGGCTCAATTTTCTCTTCAAATTCTTTTTGAATTTTTTCTAATTCTTCTGTTAATTTTTGAGCTTCAATTATCTTTTTTTTCCAAGATCTTTTGTGATACCTTTATTAACATCTCTTGGAACAGTTGCTTTTGCTTCAGTCAGTTCTTCTAATCCTTCTTCTGATTCTTCAGATTCATCAAGTTTATGGAACTTTGCTGCTCTAAATTCAGCAAGTGAATATCTAACTCTTGCAGCATTTTGAAGTTTAACAACAATTACACCTTCTTTTTCTCCTGGCATTTTAATGTAATTAACAATAGTTCCTCTCATTTTATCAATCATATAAGTTGAACCAGGAATTACATCATCTTCAATAGAGCCTCCTTTAATTACATCATCTAACATGTGTGAGTGAATAGCAAATTCATTTCCATCTTTATCTCTTAAAAAGATAGCACCAGATAGTGTTTCTTTTCCATTTTTAGTTTCTCTTGTATTTACAATTGTGTTAGGTTCAGCTTTATAAATATCGAAATTTACTTCTTCATAATCAGGATGGTCATCTGTAAAAAGTGGTAAAGAAGTATCTCCCCAAGTACCATTTAACTCTGATTGATATTTTGGATTTATATTTGCTCTATTTATTGGATCATATTTTTTAAACCATGAATGTTCAAACCCTGTTATCGCAATCATAGTTACACCATCATGAAGCCATTCTGCTGCTGCTTTGGGAAATGTAGCTGAAGAAAATGTATCTTCAGGTTTAGTTAAGTTTGAACCTTTATATACAACAACACCTTTTTTTTCTGATTGAGCATTTAAATGTGCATATTTACCAGGAACAATTTCATTCCCAGTTTCAGGATTATAATATTCATTTAAAAATCCTTCGAAAGACTTAATATCCATAATACAAAATTATTTTTTATTTACTTATATATCTTTTTATTTAGAAGTTTTTAGAATCCTAATCCGCCACCTTCACCTGCGTCTTCTTCTCCACCTTCACCGGCTTCTTTAGCAGCCTGTTCTTTTGCAAATTTTTCTTTTGCCTTTTTATTATTTTCGATTTCAGTAGGATCTAATTTTAAGTATGTTCTAACTAACCAATTTGTATTAAAATATGGTTGATCTCCTTCTTGTATTTGTTGTAAAGCACTAATCAATTCGGTTCGTTTAGTTAATATTTCTTGACGACGTATTTCTTCAAATATATTATCTTGTATGAATGACAAACCTAATGAAGATCTAAACATTTCATCCGATTCTAATTGAGGATGTTTTAGACACATTTGTACCCATAATGGTTTAATAAGTATTTCTTGAAATGCTGATCTAAGTCTAGATATAAATTTGTGGAATCTAATTTCTTCACGATCTACACCAGATGCAGCTGTTCCAGTTAATTGACCACCATTTGTAGGTTTATCGAAACGTAATAATGGAATTTTAGAATCTTCTTTTAATTTATCTTTGAAGTATTCAATTAATGAACTTTCACTAATTTCAGGTCCAGAACCTTGAAGTGTTTCGATATCTACATGTTCTCCATTTTTAGATGGAAATAAGTAGTTTTTATAATATTGCATTGTTGGTTGACCACCAACACTCAATTCTCCAGACGTTGGGTCAATTCTAACATCTTCTTTATATAATGCCATCATCTCTCCAAGAGATTCTCTTGCTTTTTGTGGTGATTTAGAACCAACTGGTACAACCATTTTTAATCTCCATGTAGAGTTCATTAACATCCACATTACTTGAGCATTTTCAACAATTCTCAATAAATTAAATGATCTAACTAATGGTTCAACGTATGATATTCTAGATGGCAAATTACCTCTAGCATATGACAAATAAATAACTTGCGTGTCATATAGCATTCTTGTCATCGAAGGTTCATTTGGATATAAATACCAAACCTTTTTAAATATTCCATTTTCATTTTTAACATCAGATTGCATTTTCGCAGGATCTAATTCTTTAAAACCAATTACATTATCTCCTTTTGCATCATACACAATTTCAAATGCAAGTACACCATCAATCAAAAATTGTCTGAAATACTGCCATGCTGTTAAATCATCTGCAAAATTAAATCTGTTATAAATTTGCTTAAAATATCTATCAAGATCTTCAGCAATATCTTTTTTAAGATCTAATTGAGATACACTTGGATAACAAAAATAATTAGTGTCATCATAACAAATAGCTTCATCTGAAACTGTTGTTATCATCCAATCAATTTCTGCATTAAGAGCAAATTTACGTAAAAAATCTCTACGTGTTGGATAATCTTTATCGAAAATTGGAATATATTTCTTTTGTGATGTATCTGCTAATGCTAATGCATACATTAAATCTTTAGAAGAAACATCTTGTCCACCAAGCTGAGCTTCAGTTACACCAATTGCTCTAGATTGTTTGATGACCATGTCATCTATTTTCATTCCAAGTGATGATAGTCGTCTAAGTGCACTAGACATCGAAAGTTTATTTTCATTATTTGAAAATCTGTCTATAAATCCTGCCATATTAATCTTCAAAAACTTCTCTCATCGTCAAAGGTTGTTCATTAGTTATTACTTCAGATACAGTTTCTCCTTTGGTTTCTGATTTAGTTTCTTTTTTTATTTTTCGAGGTTGTTTTTTTACCACTTTATTTTCTTTTTTATAATCTTTTATAAGTGCTTCTATGTTAAAGTTCCCGAAAAGATTTTTATGTAAAAGAGGAATAAGGCCCCAAATCTCAGGTTCAATTTCAGAATATGAAACTATTCTGTCAACATCAAAATTCTTATAATTATAATCTAACGTGTTTATATATTTATCATGAATTGTATTAATGTGTAAATTTCTTGTAATAGGTTTCTTGGTAATTGATAAAAAGGCGTCCTCAAGCACATTTAAAGCATGTTGTGTGCTAAGATAAAATATGTTTATTCCTTTCACATATATACGACCATCATTAACATAATGTCCAAGTGCTAAAATTACAGGAGTGATGTGAAATTTATCAGTTATAATATTATTATCTGGTAAGTATCTCATTGCGTACACTTTTCCAGGTTCAATGACTGATTTAGATTTAAGTTTAAATCTCTTTTCAAATTTACGTGTTTCTTGACGTAAATCTATTCTGAATCTATTTTCTTGCCAAACTTTGGATGGTTTCATTACATTATAAATTTTTCTGTTGCAATTATAAATTGCCATCCTCTACCTTCTGCATATGATTTTGCAGCGGCAAATTTTGAAGCGTTAATCAAAAATGTTTTTAATGCTGCATTATAACCCAATATTTTTTTCTCAGTCATTCTTCCAACTGGTTTATTAGGTTTTTTTAATTGCTTTTCTGGTTTTACTTCGACAATATATTCAGCATAAGAACCTTCACCTATATCTAATTTAACATAAAAATCTATGTTATATGGTTTCATTACGTTATCTATAGGGTGAAGGTATTGAATTTCAAATGGTTCAGATGACCATGCAAGCACTCGATCATTTACATCACAATATAATGCAAATCGTTTTTCCCAACTACTTCTAAATATAATTTTTGTAGGATCGCCATAATATTTAACTGGATTTATCAACTTATAATATCCTTGTTGATATGGACTATCTTTTCTAGGAGCTAAATCTTTTATGTTTAATCTTCTTTTCATATATTATATATTCCATGTTCTCCTGAAAGTGAGATCATCATTGATGATTTTATTGGATATAAACGTCTCCATCCTTTTGCTGAACCGTTTTTGATGAGTTGTGTGAAATAAGAAAATGCGTTTGATGATTTTTCAGGGTTGAATCTATCCCAATATTTTATAACATCTTCCATTGCAAATGCTTGACAATCTACTCTATCTTCTTCTGCTCTATATTTAAAAACTTTAGAAATTTCTTCTATCATTTTTGACAGTAACTCAATAGCTCTTGGAGTTAATTCTCTTTGCTCTTTAGATTCAATAATTTCTTTAAGTAATTCTTTATTACTAACATATTTAGCCATTCTATGAGTGGTTATTTTACTATTATATCTAAACAAGAAAAAGGTTCAAGAAAATCTCAAACCTTTTTCGATAAGTAAATAAATATGTTAGTCTTTAGTTTTTACTGAATCTAATAAACCTTTTACTGAATTTATAACTGCTTCAATAATATCTGTAGATTTTGCTGCTTCTTCAAATTCTTCTTTAACATCGGTCAAATTACTAATAGCTTTTTCTAATTTTCCTTCAATTTTTATAATCCATTGTAGCCTTTTTTCAGGTTGTTTTGCTTCAATATCTTCTAAACTTGATGGATCTTCATTTTTAATTACTAATTCTTCTAAACCTTCTTCTAAACCTTCTTCTTCATCATTTAATTGTGTTGATTTATCGTCATCTTTACTAAGAATATCAACACTAATAAATCTCTTTTCGATTAAAACTGGTTCATCCCGACCTTTTATTTTAACAGATATAAGATCATTTTCTCCTTTTGATGCAAATTCTTCAGCATTAACTTCTACTTCCATGCCAGCTAATGCTTCATCAGAATCTTTTGAAATAATTGCTTTAACGTACTCTGGATTAACGTTTGTTAATTCAGGTTCATCTTTACTTTCAACTATTGTTTTTTTTTGTCGGAATCTTTAGTTGCTATTTCGATGTCATCTTCAATTGAACATATTTTATTTGTTGGCATTTCAATTGATTTACCACTAGATGTTACTACTACAACTGAATTTCTAGATGAATTTATTGATGAAATTGTTGCCAATTCTCCAGTTTCAATAATTTTAACTTGTTCATTAGCCTCATATCCAGCTTCCGATGAAGTACTTTCAAATGTTCTGATCTTTTTGATAATATCTCTATACTGATCTTTAAGACCTGATAATTCATCTTTAAGAACTTGTTTAAGTTCTTTTATTTCATTGTTATCTCTAATTACTACATCCCTTTCAGCATCTTCAATTTTAGCAACTTGTGCTTCAACAATTTCAATGTTTTTAGAAATTTCAACTTTTTCAACATTTAATGCCAATACTTCTTTTTCATCTTTTTCTAAATATTCTTGTAATGATTCTTTAATGTCATACCCAAGATATTCTAATACGATTTTACGAGCCTGTGATGCATTTAAGTCTGTGAAAAATTCATTTGATCTTTGTGATTCATCAATTTTTGCTATACTGATATTATCATCAGTTTTCATTATTGTTACATAATTTCCTTCATAAACTCTAGAAGAAATCATTTTAGCAAAATCGATTTCATAAATGTTTCTAAAAGATTCGGTAATTTTTTGAACATCATATGCAACTTGTGCTTCATTCATTCTAAAGAAACCTGCTGAAACCATGTGTTTAGCAATATCAGTAGTAGGAACTTTGCTACCATTAAATAAAACATTTACAACGTTATCATTTTCTGATATTTCAACTTTATTTTTATCAACAAAGAACGATATTTTGCCTTCTTTAATTATAACATTTGGGGAAGAAACAATTCTACATAATTCTAAGAATTCTGCTGGTAATGTTTTAGTTTCAACTACTTGTGAAACTTTATCTCCTTCTTTTGCATAAAAATTACCTTTGACATAAATTATTTCTTTGCCTTCATGTAATACAACTGGAGAGTATACTGAACTAAGTTCACATTTTCCATTTTCTGCAATTAATTGGATTCCACCTTCAGCAGCATGAATTTTCTTCAAGCTTTCAGCAAGTAATTTAGATTCTTTTGTGAAATTCAATTTTGAAAGATCTGAAATAATATTACTTCTTGATGCTTTGGTTGGATTAACAAAGTGTTCTTCCAATTTTGCAACAATTCCTTCATATATAAATGAACCTTTCATTCTACTCATAGTATAGATGTTTCTTGCAACAATAATACTTTCATGTAAAGATTCAGCTTTTTCTTTAATAGAAGTAAAGATTTTTCCAACTGCAGGGTCCCAAGTGAAAGGTTTAATAGCTTCCAACATTGAATCAACTAACATGTATTCTGGAGTTTTCTCCATAACTATCGCAGCTTCTATTTTGCTTAAAGTGTATGAAAGAGCTGGATGTTTGATTGTAGATTCTTTAACATCTTCAACAGCTAAATATTTACATCCACCTAATGATTTTAATCCTTCTGTTATTCCAATGTTAGTCACATCATTAACTTTTTTAGTTACCATGATGAACTTCTCAACATATTTATCTGAATCTTCTATTTTTTCTAATTTTTCTAATAGAACTTCTGATAGTTGCGCATCTGAAATGTTTAAAAAGTTTTCAGAAACTTCTTTACAAACTTCTTTAGCTTCAATAGAAGAAGTATTTTCTTGTAAAAATTTTATTCTCTTTTTTAAATTTAACATGTTAATTAAGTTTAATTTTTCTTATATATCTATGTTTGAATCAACAATTCTTTGAAAGTTTAAATGCCGATGATGCCTGGAGGTGCAGTTAAACCTGCTGTAGGTCCAATTATTGATGATTCATTATTGATAGTAGTTCTAAAATGTTCAATTCTATTTCCAGCAAAAAACTCTTGTTTTTGATCTGGAATAGGTAAGTATGTCATTAACTCTATATCAAATGTTAATTTTATACGTTCTTCATTTCCATAAGTAAATTCAAAAAGTTTTTCAATATTGTAGTTATCAGGGAATCCTGCTTGTGTAGGTACTCTAAATCCTTTAAAATTAACATTGAATACTAATGTTCTATACAATTCCTGGATTAATGATTGGGCAATTTTAAATGAATCTATACTCGTATCACATAAAATTTCAGAAGTAAAACCTATTGAAAGTGGAATAGAATTTATATACGAATTAAACCGTTTTAACTCACCATCAATTTCTTTTGTATAATATCCTCTAACATATCTGCTAGTAAGTTCTGCACTCGCAATAGAAACACCATTTAATTGAATATGACCTCTTGGAATAGGATCAGTGTTTCCTTCTATGAAATCAGGATAACAATCATTCCAATTGTCATATGCGTCTTGTAAGAAACGTTCATCTCCTGACATTGAATAATAAAATGGGACTTGTACAGTTTCACGCGTATCATCATCCCATACATTTTCAAAATTTATCTTATTATTCAGTTCTTTAACTAGACCAACAATAGCTGCTCTAATTATTACATCATCTGAATTATACTTGTGATTAAATGCCATGTTTATATATCTGTTATATTTGATGTTTAGATGACATCTAATGTAGTATATTTTCCATCGATAATGTTTATATGTTGTGCTTTTCCGTCTTCATGTATGATAACATGAGAGTTCATCCAACTACTTGCACCTTTATTGTAACCAATACGTAATTTTGTAGATGTTCCTACTGAAAGTGCACCATCTTTACGTTGTGGAGAATGATAATGTCCAACAATAATTTTGCTACTTAATTGTCTATATTGAAGAATTGAACTACGACTTCCATTAGAACCCAAATCGCCATGTGCACCAAGTTCCCAATTTTTAACTTTAAAACTTTCATCAATTCCCAATGTCTTAACGTCTGGAAATTTCTGATCAATAATGTATGGAATAAGTCCTTTTGGTGCTTTATTTTCTAAAAGTAATTTAGTGTATGTCATGTATTCTAATGAATTCTTCACATCTTTTTTCCAATCTGCTTTTAAAATCCATCTATCAAGAAAATCATCATGATTACTTCTAACTACTACTAAATTATATTGTTTCATAGAATCAATCCATTCCAACATATTATCAATTTCAGTCTTTAAAGAATTCGCATTTGTTATCTCTTTACGATATTGAATAATGGGATTATCTGCTTCATGATGATTAATAGATGAACCGTTAAATAAATCATGGAGCACTGTATATTTAGGTTTTAATTTTGACATTAATTCCTTTGTAGTTCGAAGTACTACTGGATCAGTATCACCAACATGTACATCACCCAAAATAATTGCTTCAATCTTATTATTTGGAATGATTTGTCTATCTTTTACTTTATAAAATAAATCAGTAAAATCTCCATTTGTATTTGCAGTTATTTGGCGAGCATAAAATCTGTCATCACCATCAATTTCAACAATAACAAATCCAAATGTATGGTGAAATTCTCCCTTTTTACCAGATGTAGAGTCTGTATAATTTTTATTTGTAACTGCTCCTGTAGTCATCATTATTTTTGGTCTAGAACTATCCAAAACTGGAACAACTTCCATGTGTACTTTAGGTGAACCAATAATACATGAATTTAAACCACTCATTCCTCGTAGTCCTGTCATTGGATTTGTAGCAGTAGGCTGTATTTTGATATCTGCCATAATAGAAACAAACTTATGAATGTAATGTCTATTTGCATCTAAATATGGAAGTAATTCATCTTTCCACGATTCTTTAATTGATCTAGATTGAACTAAAGAAGTTGGATTACGATATCTTCCAGCAATTACTGAAATTTCAGCATTAATAAAATCTGCATATGCTTCAATATTGGCTAAAAATTTCTTGTGTACTGGAGTATTGTTTTGAGCCCATGTTATGATAAAACGTTTTTTTGTTTTATCTAACTGTTTTGATTTAGCTTCTTCAAATTGTTCCGATTTAACTTCGGATGTTTCTGTCATATTCAATTGTTTTAACCAATTAGAAACAGTTCTTCTACTCTTTCCAATAAATGTAGCCAATTGAGTCATTCGATCTTCCCACTTAATAGAAGTATCAAAATAGATCTTTCTGATGTATTCTATATCAGAATCATTTAGTTCATTAAATCTCATCTGTGTTGTTGCTTTTTTATTATATGTTTTTCATATAATTTTTCTGGTATGTCTTTGTCTTTTCTCGATATTCTAAATCTTCTTCATACCTTTTCTTTTTATACTCCCTTTGGTATTTGTTCCACTTTTCTCTATTCTTTTCGTAATATTTTCGCTGTCTTTCACGAAGTTCTTCTGCACTCTGTTTCTTCTTCATCTATTAAATTTGGATTTTTTCTAACAATGTATATATTCCATCTTCATATCTAAACAAAATATACCATTTAGAATCATTCCAAGTTGCGTTCCTTAACCGATGTAAATCTCTTTGCACAAAAGGAGTGTTTTTAGCCAAAACTCTTCCGTTAAAAGTGTATGCTTTTACTTCAATATAGTTTCCTCGAGAATCTATCAAATCATGCCATCTTTTATCTGCTTCTTTGTACCCACAATTTTCTATCAAATACAATTCAGCAATTTTACCTTGACGCACAGTAAACTCAATATCGTCTAAACTTCTTGCTTCATTAGCTTTTTTTGAATTAAAAATAGAAAGAGCTTCCTTTTTAATCATTTGTTCTAATCGATCTTTGTCTTTTATGTCTTCTATTGTAAACTGCATTAGTGTTGATCTATCTATTACTTTTGATTTAATTTGTCTAATCTCTAAATCCGCGATTAAATTTTTATTCTCTTATCTATTAACTCTTCATTGTTCAATATACTATTTTTCAATATTTGCCATTATTCTACGGTTTTTATTTCCATTTGCGAAAAGCCATTCGCTTTTGTTACTTCTATTTTATAATCAAACTCGGAATATGATAACGGATAGTGGCTGATAACGAATATATTCAGTCCATAATCTTTAACACTTTCTCTTAATATCTTTAGAATATAATACTGTCCATCACCATCAATACTTGAAAATATTTCATCTAAAAATAACAAATTCAAATATGGATATTTTATCTTCATCATTTTTATAACAGCAAGTAAAACTGCAAAATCGACCTTTTTCATTTCACCTGTACTAAGTGTTTCTGGACTAACTTCAATTCCAAAGTGAGTTATTTTTGCATCAAACTCTTCATTAAAAATAATTTTATGATCTACACCAAGATGTTTTACAATTCGTCCAATTTCCACATTTAATGGTGGAACAATTGTTTTAATTGCGAGTTGTTTTACTCCTTTATCTCCAAGTATTTCATCCAAGATTCCATAGAAAGATACTTCTTTTTGAGTATTTACATGTGCTTTCTTATTTGTATCGATGTTTGTTTTAGCATCTTTAATTATCTTACGCAATGAGCCTAATTGTTTGTCATCTATTGTTTCACTAGACTCGTCAATTTCTCTTTGAGTTAAATTTAATTTAGATCTAATAGAGCCTCTATTTCGTTCTGTATCAGTTTTAAGACTTTCTAATTTCTTAAGATTTTCATTTAACTTATTTAGAGTTTCTGTTTTAGCAGCCATAGATTCATCAAGTTCTATAGACGCATTTTGATACTCTTTTAAAATAGTTGTATGAAAATCTGTATCAAGATCAGATTCACAAACAGGACATTTTGAGTTTTTATATAGATCGATTTTCTCTTGTGCAATAGCTTTATTTCTTCTATCATCTGAAATAGAATTTTGTACAGATACTTTTGATTTTCTAATCTCTGTATATTTTGCTTCTATTTTTTCTAAATTGGATAAACACTTTCTTAAACCATCTTCATAAATTAGTTTTTGTTCATTTAACTTTACTATTTTATCAGATTTATCCTGTTTAATTTGTTCTTCTAGTGTTTCTAATTCGGTGGTTGATGTAGTTAAACTATGTTCAAATGCAGAGATGCTAGAATCAATAGCATCCATATTACTTTTAAGCTTTTTGATCTGACCTTTGATAAGTTCTCTCATTTGATTTAACATTTGTAAGCCAAATATTTTATCAATGATAGTTTTCTTATCGTGATTATTCATGGTCAAAAAACTCTTAAAATCATTTATTGAAAGTGAAAGTGTATTAGAAAATACATAAAATGGCATCTCTAAAATTTCTTCTTCTAAATAATCTTGAACAGATTTCTTTCCGGCTTTATCGAATTTTACATCGTTTATCCAAACATCAAATATGCTTGGTTCTATACCTCGTTCAATAGTAAGTTTACCTTTTTTGGTAATCATATCTATATGAACATATGCATTTTTATTTAAACGGTTTGCAAGATCGCGAAGTTTCTTTTTCTCCAATCTTCCATAAATAGCAAATTTAATAACATCAGATATTGTTGAGTTGTGTGAACGAATACCATTAGCGTAATATTCATGAACATCGTCTACTTGTATATCCATTAAATCGTAATTACCAATCGATTCTATATATGTTATTAATTCATATCCATCTGTAGTTTCTATATAATTTCCAATTTCTAAATCTTTTGATTTAATTTCAATACCATTAACATCATATAAAATATGATTATTAGAAACTTTTATATTTTTTTCTGTTTCTGTTCTTATTGATAAAGTAGGTTCATTATATGCAGTATATGCAATATTTTCTATACATTTTTTTCCAAATTTTGTACTAACATATATTTTATTATCATATATAGAATTAGCATGTTTATTATATTCATATAACTCTTCAAGTGTACATTCTATTTCAAAAAATTCTTGCATTTTTCTAATATTTTATCTTTATTATTAACTATATCAGATTCCCATATAACTAATACGGTATAATTATGATCTATTGCACATTGAATTTTAATTTTATCAAAATTCCATATATCGATAGCCATATTTTTTGTTACTGGATTTATATCTGTACATGAATATTTATATGGATTCATGTGCCAAAAATCTCCATTTATTTCTATTATTTTTTAGAAATAGGATCACATATATCATATTTATATACTCTTTCATTAACATTATCATATATGAATTTTTCATCTTTTCCAAATAAAATATTAGGATATTCTATCATCAATGTTTCAGCAATCATAATATTATAACTAGATGTAGATTTAGCAATTGAACCGTATTTATTGAAAATTTTCTGTTTCCATTTACGTTGTCTTTCATTAAAAATTATTGTTCCTTTTTCTATACCATATTTTTGTTTACATTTTTCTAATGTAAATGTAGATTGACGTTCACAGACTTTTGCTTTTGCTTCTTCTTCAGAATATCCTTTCTTTATCCAATATTTATATTGATTTGGTAGAATATCGTCATTCTTTTTTTTCCTTTTAGCCAACGATTGTTGAAATAATGAAATATTTTTTATTGCTTCTTCTTCAGAATATCCCTTTGCAATCCAATACTCTTTATTAAGTTTATTAAAGCTTCTTGATTTTTTTATTGCTTCTTCTTCAGAATATCCCTTTGCAATCCATGTTTCCTTTTTAAAGGGTGAATTTTTGCCAGTACGTGTTTCTGGTTTTCGTTTTTTTGAAATTTTAGATTGTATTTCAAATACCTTTTTTATAGCATCTTTTTCAGAATACCCTTTATCTATCCAATGAAGTTTATTAAAACATGAATATGTTTTTTTTCTATATTTTTTTCTACATAATTTACAAAGAATGCCTTTTTTACTATCAGAATTCATTTTATATTTATTCTTATATATGATAGTATCTCCACATTCCGGACATATTCTACTCCAGTTTTCCATTGCCATTTAATCCCTTTTTTGATCTATATATTTTCAAAAAAGTATTAATTTTTTCTAACTCTGTCTTATTGACACTAATTTTAATTTTAGTGTCTGGCATAACGCATTTGCCGTGACCGTTTTTCCCTTGTATAAGCCAAAATCCAGGGTCATCTGGAAGTTTTAGCTTAACAGTTCTATTTCCATATGACCCAAAATTTCTATATTCTACATTTAATATCTTCATAGTTATTCATCATCATTATCGCCACCATCAAGTTTATTAACTTTGGCATGTAATATTTTTACGACTTTTAATAATTTATCTTTTATATTATCATTATGCGAAGTGTTCTGAATCAACTTATTAGATAGCTCTACAATATCAATCTTACCCATTTCTTCATCACCTCCAATTAGATATTCATTATCTTCATCGTTTACTGTTGGAATAAATTCTAACACACGATATCCGACTACGTCATCATAAAATGTAGAGAATGGAAAGTTGAGTGTCCATTTATGATCTACCAGTACATCAACAAAATTATTATTGAACATTTTTTTCACATCATCTTCTTCCATATTAAGCAATTTATCGAAATTTACTCTTATGAATCTTGGTGACATGGTATTCTCAAAAAATTCTTCTTCACCCGAGTTGACATCTAAACATATAACACCTTTTGTATTATTCATATCAGATCGAGTAAGTGGATATGGACATCCAATCATAGTAAAGTTTTTTCGTTTTTGAGCATAATGAATATGTCCTGAAAATACTTTATCGAATTTACTCATATCATCAAGATCAATTCCATCTTCAACAGAAACTTTCTTATTGAATTTTAATCCAGCAACATCAGCATGACAAAACATGTAATTTGCAGAATGTTGTTTAATACATTCAGTTTCTTCTTCATGATTTGCACGCCATGGCATTAAAAACAATTTTTTTGATTGTGTTTCAATAATCATTGGTTCTTCTACAACAAAAATATTTGGAATCCAGTTTAGTATTTTTACTGAATTTATATCATTGCTGAATTTTTTATAGATGTCATGATTTCCCAATATAATATGCACTGGAAGTATTTTAGATATATCTTCAAAAATCTTCATCCCCTCATTCATGACTAATAAATTCAATGATTGTCGTGAATCGAAAAGATCACCCAAATGAAATAACACATCTCCTGGTTTAGCTTCCTTTTTTAATAATGGAATTAAAAAATCATAGAAATATTCTCTAATGATGTCCATCCATTCTACAGAACTATTCCTGACACCCAAATGAGTGTCAGAAATCATAAAAATTCTATTGATATTTTTCTTCATATTAAAACAATTTTTTCAAACCTTTACGTTTCAATATCTCATACGTTTCATCCAATTCTCTGACCAATGCTTCTCTCATCAACGATGGAATGTTTTCATATAACATCTCATATCGTATTCCAAAATATTCAGCAATTGCAATAAAACGTTCAGATGGGGTAAATTCTTCACCTTTAAATTGTTCAACAATTGAAACATATATTAACGGTAAAATTCGTTTTGGTATTTTTTTCTTTGACTCTAAGTATTCAGTATATTCCGTCTTTTTGAAAAATTCATCGATTAACACTTCTAAAGCTTGTTTTCTCGCATAATCGATTGAATTATAACATTCACCTAGTAAATTATCTGAATATGTTTGGTCAATTTGTGGAAGATGTTCAAATTTTTCAAATTCTAAATTTCCAATGTTAAAATCATTGTTAAAAATTTTATCTCGTGTGCCTCCATTGGATGTAAATTCTTCATCATCAAATTCTTCTTCGTCTTCAAAATCAAATAGTTTATTCATATCGTTTTCTTAATTTGCATTTATGATCTCAGTATTCGGATCTTCTGAAATTCTTGCATAATCATATGCAACTGTAAATCTCTTTTTTGAATTTTTAAACCCACATTCTCGGTTTGCTAAACATTTAAGAAAATACTCATTGTTCATATACATCATTTCATCCTGAATGATACCAAATAAACCATCTACGGTATGTATAAGACCTGCAGATTCTGCAACTTGTTCAAGTTCAACATCGTTTGTTTTAAATGCTCCGCGGTTAAACTGTGATGCAGTTATAATACACCAATTGTTTCTCATTGCCATTGCACGTAAATCTTCTGCGATCTGTTTGATCTTCATGTAAGAATTTTCAGTATTAGGATTTCTCCAGTTTTTCATAATACCGATATAATCGACAGCAACTATATGAAATTTAATACCTAAATTTTCTTCTACACGTAAAAGCCAATTTTCTAAATCTATAACTGATGCAGTCGATGTTGGAAATTCTTTAACTCTAAGAGCTCCTGGTATTGATAATGCATCAGTGGAAATATTACTAAATCGTTGTTTAATATAAATAGGATCTTCTGATTTAATATTGTATTCGTCGGAAGGAATACTAAGTAAGTTTGTTGCCAAACGTTTTATAATTTTTGATTCAGCCATTTCTAATGAAATGTACGCTGTATTGTAACCCATTCTAACTCCTTGTGCTGCAAGATTACACAAAAACATTGATTTTCCAACTTTAGGAATACCTGCAAATGCTAATAATGTTTTTGGTGAATATCCACCACCCAACACTGTATCTAAATATGGATAACCAGTAGAAAATCTATCTGCTATACGTTGAACGTGAGATGCTGGATCATAAAAGTCAGAACCTGCGTCAAATCGAAAGTCGATATTATTTCTTTCACTAATTAAAGATTTTGCAGTTTGTACAACATCTTTAACATTCTCCGGTGATACTTTAGTAGTTTTTAAATATGTTACTAGATCAATAACAGAAGCATCTAAGTTTTTAAACTCAATCCATGCTTCTGCTGTTTGATCTAACCATTCTAAATCATATTGATCTAAGTTCTCATCATATAATGCATCAATATTTGCATCAGGTAATTCATCATTTAAATTTTTGAGTTTTGCTAGTTGTTTTAATTGACCACCGGTTGGAGCTTTTTGATATTTTTTTCTGAACTCTTTTCTAAGGTCATGTGCTATACGAATCTCTGGATTATCATAGAATCTAGCCATAACAACTTCATCCATTTCTGGACGTTTATCAATATAATGATAAAATATTTTTTCTAAATGAGAACTTTGCATTAGAACGGATTTGTTAAAAGTTTATAATAATTTCTTGCGCCATTTCCGGCACGGAACGTTAGATGTTTTGATTCTACCAATTCTCCTAATAAAAGTTTAACATCTTCAAAATCTAGTGTCCGTGGGAAGGCGGGTTTGATTCCTAAATCGGACCACTCCTCATCAATTCTATTCATTGTCTCCAAATAATTTATAATATCGAAGAGTGCATCTTCCGATGTAGGGTAAGAGTCCATCAACTGATGGACTTTAAATTTGTATTTAAGCTTCATCTTGAATAAATCTTTCATCCATTTCATCAACGTCATCATCGTCATCATCGAATCCCATTGCTTCTTCCAACTCATCAAAATCAGTTGTCATTGTCTTTGGAAGTTCAAAAATAGGTCTGATAACATCATCCAATTGCTGTAAAACTTCATCAGTAAAAACTTCTGATGTAAAGATGTTTTTAACTTCTTTTCCAAGATGTTTAACAGCAAACTTTTTACCTTTAGGATCAGGCTCAAATATCATTTTTCCTGTATTTACTTTGTTTACCTTAGGTTTACCTCTATAAATTACAGGTGTTACTCCATCGTCCTCGAAAACAGGTTCTTCTATGATTTCCTCAATAAGTTTACCTCTCTCGATTCCACAGGTTTCCCATGAAACATAATTTTCAAGTCCAACATAAGGATTCATACCTTTATAAAAAGAGATATGGAACTTGATTGGAAGAGGTCTTGCAAAACGATTTTTTACAACTTTAGAAGTTACAACGATACCAGATTTTTGTTGACCTTGTTCAGCAGCTTCTTTATCATTTTCTTTCAATCCTGCTTTCGCAAATTCTAAAATGATAGATGCATTATAAATTGCTCCTGAATTATGTGAAATAATTCCATCATCTAAAATATAATGTTCAACATCTTTAACAGAAATATCATGCACTTTCATATAAGATAACTCTGTTAGTTTCTTTATTTTTAATTTTTTCAATTCCATCTTGTATACTATTTATAATTATTTTTAAAGTTTGATTATATTTATAAAAATAAAAGTCATTTATTCTTATAACTCCTATAATATCTTTTCTTATATTCAACACAACATCATCTCGCTTAAAATCTTTATCAATATCATGCCAATATGTTCCATCATATTCTACTAAAATAATTCCATCATTGGTTTTAATATATGCATCATATACATAATAAAAATCATCTGAATTAGATCTAACATTTATTCCAAATGGTTCATATATAAAATTATCGATTTCTTTTTCATTTATTAACAAGTTAAAAAATAATTTTTCCTGCTTTGATGTATATCGAGTGTTAATCATTTTAACTTTATCATCATATACACCATTTTCCCATAATTTTTTAACTCGTTTTGATATACTTTTTTTAGCATTTTCGTATGCAATACTAGTATCATAAAAATTTCTACATGACGGATTATACTCTTTTATTTTCTCCGCAGCATCTTCTTTACTTAGACCCTTTTTTATCCAGTAATTAATAGACCACGCAGAAATACTTTTTGCATAGTTTTCATCTGATAAAATCTTATGTGTTCTCTTTTTTGATAATTTAGATTGTAAAATACTTACTTGTTCTTTAGCAGAAATTTCATCATATCCTTTATTTAACCAATATTCAATACTTAATTTAGATTTGCGACGTTGTCTTTCTGAAATTTGATTATATGCGTAATCATCATCATAACCTCTAAATCTATAGTATTCTATACATACATCACTACGTGTTTTATTACTAAAATTTTTTGCAATAGATCTAAATGTTGATAATATTTGATTTATTCCAAATGAATGTTCATTTATTAATAAATCAGACATTTTTTTAGAAATATTCGTTAGGTTATCATCATTATTAATGTTCAAGTTAAATAATTTATTATGTTCTTTAAAAAAATTTTTAAATTCAACATAATCTCTATTTTTAAAATCTTTAGTCCATTTATAGCTCATTGCACTTTTTATTTTATATATCTATGTGCAATGAGCTTTTTGATTGGACTTATTTTATTGCATATATTTCATCAGTTTCTTTCAATTCATATATTTTTTTCCATGAATATGGATTTTTCCAATCTGTGGAAACTAAAAATTTATGATCTTCAGATACTCTATGAATAATACCATTATCTAACTCTATTTCCCATACTTTTTTTGCATCATCTTCATTAAATGTAAAGGTATCTAATACTTCTTTTTCACCATTGAGTGTCATCACATAATCACCTTTTTTAATATCTTCTATTTTAGAAGTTCCATTTGGTGTTCTAACTAATGTTCCAGGAACTAAACAACCTCCTGATTGTATGTTAGATGGAACATAACTTCCAACACTATTATGAGATACTATACCATTTGATAAAATATAGTGTTTTGAATCTTTTACTTCAATATCATATACAGAATTAAAAGATTCTTTGATATTTTTGACTTTTATAGTCGATAAGTTCTTCATATGTCAATATTTTTATTTGTTTTGTATTACACAATAATAAATTAAAATTTATATCTGAATCAATAACTGATTTTGCTTTTAAAATAGTAGTATCTAAATTTTTATCCAATGTATATTTGGATTTAACTTCATATATAGTATTTACAGATTTAATATAAATATCTGGTATATACGTTCTTTTTTTATTTTCATACTCATACTGAAATCTTTTAATCTTAAAAGAAAAAACAAAATCATTCTCATTAAAATTATTCATCAAATAATCAATAGCATAATTTTCATATCCTTATACTTTTATTATATGACCACTTGGTAGTACATAATCTTTATATGAAAATGACTTTTTAATATTTTTTTCAAATTTTTCTAACCATAATTCTTTAAATTTAGGATTATTGAATGGATTTTCAAATCCCCATTTATCTAAATATGTTTGTATAGATGATTTTACTACTTTATTACAAATATCTTTTACATGCATTGGATTCTCAACACCAAAATTTGTAAATAAAGTTTGCATACTTTTCTGTTTAATCTCATGATTTTTCAATGGACATGTAAATCCATATCGTTCAATATTAGTATTTTTAACTTTTTTTATTTGTTCAGAATTTTTATTTGGATTATCTACTCCATATTTTTTAAGCCATGTTTTTTTTTTCGTTTTTCAATAGACTCAGGATTTTTCCATACATGATCTGTACCGTATTTTTTTATTATACCATTTATACGGTTCTGCTTAATTTGCTCTTTCTTATTATTATCATATGAATCCCATGTTTTTTTACTTTTTAATGCAGCAGCATCTCTAATAGTCAAATCTCTGTTTTTCATTGCACAAGAATGAGAACAATACTTCTTATTAACATTTTTAATATTACCACATATACAAATATCTTGTAAATCTTCTATATAGCCATGATCAACAAAGTTTTTTAATTCTTTCATTGATGTTATTTTTTCATTGAAATATGAAAATACATATGACATTGAATTCGTTGATTTTAATACTTTAGATAAACCAACTGTTGAATTTCCATTCATGTTTTTAATGTAATCAACAAATTGGTCATCTGTAAGTATATTTTTAGAATGCAAATATGTTAGTAATTTACTATTCAATGTTAAAAGAAATGAGTTCTGAACCATGATATTTCCGGTTTTCTTTATATATCATGTCTATGCTGTCAAACTTCTCTATTTTTAAAATCTCATCATCTATTTTTAGATCTTCTGCACATTTCCATTCAAATGTATTATTTATTTTAACCATGAATTTGTGGTTTGGAGTACATTCAATATTTCCGTGTTCAGTTTCAATGATTAATGTTTTTGCATTATCATACTTAAATGTATTAATAACATCCTTTAATCCATCCATTGTGTGGACGTAGTCTCCAACTTTAATATCTGATATGTATTTTTGACCATCTTTAGTTTCAACTAAAGTATTTCCATGCAAACATGCATATACATGGTTTGTTATGTAAAATGGAATTTTTAATTCCGCTAAATCTGTTGTAATTACTCTAAACAATGATTTAAGATTTTGTTGCTTAGTCATATCACGTTTATCAGAACCTGAATGAGCATCTGTAACCTCTTTCTCAGTTGCCAAGTTACCTAAAGAATCTAACACCATTCCAATCTTTGGAACATCATATCCAGCTGCTTTTTTCTCTTTAAGTGTTGTTGTAAGATTAGCAACAAAGTGTCTAACTTGTAATACAGTTTTAAACGGTTGGTATCTAATCTTTGCAGGATCAATTCCAAAATTTATCATAGTAGTTTCATCTACCGCAGCTTCAGAGTCACCATATATTACATAGTAACCTTTCTTTTGCATTTCTCGCACTGAATTTAGTACAATAAATGTTTTACCTGTACCAGAAACACCTGAAAATACAATACTTCTTGAATTCGGTGCTCCTTTAAAAATAGAACCACCTAATTGTGCATTCAGCATATAATTTCCAGTTCCAATCCAATCATCAATTTTAGAGAATGAATTTTCTGTCATAACGGATCCTAACGGATCCACTTTCGTTAGTGTTTTATCTAAGTCACTAAACGAAAATTCTTTTACTTGTTTTGCCATTTAATTTACGTTTATTTTATTCGGTTAGTAATGCTAAATCGTCCAAAAATTGGATAATTTTAACATCTACAGTTTCATCTACTAGATAACGATTAACTGCATCCTGAACAAATCCTTTCATCTCGGGAGAATTTGACATACTGTTAAAATACTGATTTAACTTTCTCGTGTTAATTTTTTTCATAATTTTACGTTTTTAATGATTTTTTAATATTTCAAGTTCATCTAATGTCAAAATTAAACTAACTTCTCGTGTTGACGGTGTTAAACTGTAATGTATTCGTGGTCCTTCATAATCACCAGGATCATTCATTAACACTAAGTAACTATCTAACTCTTCTTCAGGTATGTATACTGTTATTTTTGGCATACATTCGATTTTAAAATTTCACAATCATGTTTAAACAAATCAGAATTTACATATGATTGAATTTCTTCATATGAATTACTTAAATTCATATTAGTTTTTATTCTATCAAGGGAAATACGTCGTGAAATATGATCGTGTATTTGTTTATATGGAATGATGGTATATCGAACTCTTAATTCACTACCCGATTTATGAAAAACTGGATAGATAAACATTATTCCATCACAAGATTTTATTTTTTCAATAAACTTATTAAATGACATTATATCAGGTCCAACAGATATTGTAATAATATTTTCATAACTTGTTGAAGCACATGTTACTTCAAATGTCTGCAAATCAAAATATACATTTGGAGTGCTGATAATTATCACATTATCGTTAGCAATAATGTCATGATATTGTTGTAATGTCAATATCGTATCATGCAAATCATTCGATATAATTCTCAACAATTCATGCATTTTTTGAGAGTATGGTTTTGCATACGGTATGTTATCTAATTCTATCATATTAAAATAATTGTGTTGATGATACTAAATTGAAACTTATTGGACTAAATCCCATTGCTTCGACAAATCGATTGATTGGTTGTATGATGCTTTTATTAAATTGCATATCATAATCAATCTGAGGTGCAAATTCTACAGGAAATGACCCTGGAATATATGAAAACACATTTGTTGCATCATCCTTTGTTTTCACATGATAATATTTGATCTTTTCACCTGAATGTATAGCTTCATATTTATTTCTAAATTTAGAATTATACAAAGTATGATTATAAATTCCAGCGCCTCTTACATGAATTGGACAACCCTTTCCAATCGTAAGTGTATCTTTATCCTGAAGTACATGTTTGTCATAATCTCCAATAGAAGACGCATGAGAAATATCTTCAAGATTTTTTAGTTTAAACTCTTCTTTATATTTTTTAAGAAGACCTATAAATTCTGCTTGATTAAAATCTCTCTTCTTAGTAAAGATGTACTTTAAAAGATTTTTTAATGTTGCTCTAGCATAAGGAGAAGATGATGACTGTACAATTTCTACACCTTTTGCTGTGATTTCTTTTAGTGCATCTATATGAATACCTGGATCTTTCCACACAGTATTGTATACATATTTCTTTTTAGCTAACCAAACACCTGAATCGAGTATTTTCTCAAGTTCAAAAGATTGTACATTGTCAGTACCCTGTTTTTTGGCATAGATGTCAAAACATTTTTGTAAATAGTCTGATAAAAATACTTCATATATCTTTAAAATAAATTCTTTAGGAGTACCTTTCCAATCACAATTATCCAATAATTCTGAAAATCTCACAAATGATGAATCCGTATCACAATAAACATTCATCGTTCCTGTAACTTTTTCTACTCTAGTAAGACCAAGCTTTTTATGTAGTTCAGTATCTTTATGCCAAAAATTCAAGAAATACCTATCAACTACCAGTTCTGCATATTTGATAAGGTCTTGTCCCTGTAACGTTACTGCTTCTGCAACATCCATATTGAAAAATGCAAACCACGGAGAACCACATGCTCCATATACAGAGTTAATAAAGATCTTTACTGCTTGTTCAGCATTCATATATGTGTTTGCTAAATCTCTAAGTCTTTTAATTTCAACCTCTAATTCTTCTTTTGTTGAAGTTTCAGGGTCTATTTTACACCACTCAAAATTCATACTTTATTGTGTTAATTATTATAATTACTAATTTCTATAAAAAGTTATAAATTAAGTTTTTGTGGTAGAGGGACCATATGCTCCTCTATGTAGTATGTTTAATGCAGCATTATAATCTGCATTAAGACATATGTTTGCAATAGATCTTTATAGTCTGAGTATAAAGTTCAATTAAATCAGTTTTGTTTTGATTTGCAAATGATATGTTATGTTTAGATGTCCTTATCATCTTCCTTCAATTTTACTTATTTGTATATCAAAATTTTTTTAATCACTTTTAATAACTGTTTATAAAAACTTAAATTAATATATTATATTGTTATATGATATTGTAGTATTAGTTCTGTTCTTCTACGAATCCATAACATCCACAATATTTACATCCGACAACTTCCATATCTTCATATGTGTCAAAATGTCTATAGTATTCATGACCACATTCACAAATCCTGTCATCTCCATAATTTGGATTATACGTAAATTTAACTGCTAAAGATACACTCTTTATATACGGTTCATTATCGGTAGACTCGATCAAATCTTTTTCTTTTTGCCTGAAATCTGCTGCCAACTCAAAATTTTGATTTTTCACAGCATCTATTTTTTTATTTCGCAAATCTTCTATATTCTTCATACGAGTCTCATATTGATGAACAAGAGATTTCATCTCTAGATATGTTTCTTCTGACATTATCATTTCTTCGGAATTTTTATTTTGTTAATATCGTATGTTATTTCATCAAGTTTTCGTCTAATAAAAACTTCGAAACTTTCATAACTATCAGTATCTTCATCATACATCCTATCATTATTTTCTGAACTGTATATATGAAATTCCTGACCTTCATGAGCTCCGGGTATAGATAAACTAATGAAAAAATAATGTGCGGCAAATGTAATTGAAAAAATTGGAAGATAATCTATATCAAGATTTTTACTTGTTGAGTATTTCTCGTATAGAATATCATTCAATTTTTTAACTGTATTAAATGCTTCTTGTTGATCTTCAGTCATTATTGCAAAGCATTTAATTTTTCTTCGAATGTTAGTTTAGGTTGAACACCTATTATTTTATCTATCACTTCACCATTACGCAAGAAAAGCACAGTAGGAATGTTTCTGATTGCATACTTAGTAGCAATGTTTGGATTTGTGTCCACATTACATTTTGTAATTACTGCTTTATCCTTATACTCAGTAGCTAGTTCTTCAACTATGGGAGTAAGCATTTTACATGGACCACACCATTCAGCCCAAAAATCGATCATTACTAATTGATCAGACACTAATGTGTCATCGATGTTTGATTCGTTAATTTCTATCATATTATATTAGATTTATTGTGTTTAAATAAATTTTAGAATAAAAGTTTGGCGCGTCATCTTCATGTCCTGCAAATGTTATATTGTTTTCTAAATACAATACAATTCTTCCTTCATTGACGTCATTTTCAACAGTTTTAATATCGCTTGATTCTATATTATATGACAGTAACATTCCATTTCCATCTTTATTTGACTGTCTGAATAATAATATACTATCATCATCCCATCTTAAATTTGGATCAACTATAATAGTAATTCCGCCAATATTTCCAGTAATGCATGGAATGCCTCCTGTGGAAATTTTGCCATTAGTATCATGTACATATTCTTGTAAATCTGATAAAATGGTCGCAAGTTTACAATTAACTATTGCATGTGTTGCTGGTCCAAGACGTGTAGAAGTTGCAATCTTATGTGATTCCGATAAAATTGTTTGCATCAATTTTTGTTGCATTTCTGCAACATTTTTAGTGTCTTTGGATAAGTCTATTATTTTTTTATATTCCTTTGGAATAGGAAATAATGAATATAAAAATTTGAATTTAGAATATAAAAATTTATAAAACTTGTCCTTTCTAAGCTCCTTAGATGTATACGACGAGTGATATCGTATATCACCATAATTATTCATTTTTTGAATAATTTCTTTAAAAATAGTTTGTCTAGCTCCATTTAATAAAACAGACATTAATTGATGTTGTACATCAATTCCAAATTTTGCAATAGCCTCCTGCTGTTGTCTAGTATATGATGCAGAAATTGATTTTGTTGTCAACTCAATAACTTTTCTAAATTTTTCTATTGACATATTACCATTGCCATATGTCATACGAGGAGTATCAACTTCAATATGTTTACTTGAAGTTGATTTTACATTACATAGAATTGAAAACATTGGTTCATTATAAACCATTTCTTCAATATTATTTTTAATTGAATCATTCATTGTTTTTTGTTTAAAATTTAAATGATACCAGACGGAAAAGTTCACATAAAAAAGGGAACCACTCAGGGTTCCCTATCTTTATAGTTGTTATTTATTTAGTTGTCATTTTTCACAGGTTTATTAAATTTTCCATCAGCATTACAACCTTCAGGATAACCATGCTTCATAATTGCAATATGTCTAAGCATTCTATTATAGAAATAAAATATGCCTTTAATTATCATTGATAAAAATACACAGCATCCAAGCCATATCCAAAAACTACTAAATATGAATTGTAATACTTCCATTATTCTACTTTTCCGATTATAATACTAGTGTCGGATTCTAACGATTTGATAATAACTTTAGACTCTAACACAAAGATTTCAGAATCTTCACGGTCAATAAAACTGAAATGTGATTTATAGATAGAAATATCACCATCTTCATCTGTAGATACACCCGGCATATTTAATTCAAAACTCTTTCCTTCAAAAAATGCTTGTTCATTTTTAGAAACAATTGAGATTTTTTCACTGTCATTATCAAGACCCGATAATGCTGATACTTTAGATAATGTATCTTTATCAATTCTAAATGAAAATAATGCATCCTTTGTGTCTATCAATTTTGTTGCGAGAGCTTGATCAATATATCTGAAAAGACTTGAACTTGCACAAGGGAATGAGATTTTAAGGCTTTTGGAAACTGCTTTTACTTCTGTTGCAATTTCTTCTGCTCCAACTGTTGATGAATCAACTTCTAATGTTACCGCACTATCTCCAAAATGTTTAAATGTTGCAATGAAATTGTCAATTGCATACATTCCAATCTTAATGTCATTAATTGTGTTTGATGAAGCTGCATCCATAATATCAGTAACTAATACCGATCCTATTTTTACAACAGATTTATCAGGTGTATGTGTTTTTGCAATTATCTTATCACCTGCTATTTCGAAAAGTAAACTCTTTTCTATTGATGAAAATTTCTTCATATATGAAGTCAATTTATCAGGTGTATGTAATGAAAATTTAATTTTTGTCATTGTTATTTTTTTTAATATTATAATCTTATGTTATAATCAAATGAATATTTTAGTTCTATTTTTTAAATGTTTTTATCGCTGCACATTTTTCATATTCTTCAGTATCAGAGAAATGATTTATTAAATCATCTAAAAAATGATTTTTACGTTCATTGTCTTTTAAATCAATAATTAAATTTAATGAGTCGTCAGAATATACATTTAAAATATTCAAGTCTTCTTGTGATGTATGACTCAATTTATCATACGCCCTCTCCATTAAAAATGTATCTAAAATTTGCTGAACCCTTGGTGGAATTATATCGTATGGGAAATAAATAAAAAAGGAAATATCTCCACCAGAATTGTAAAGTTTAAAAAATTCTTCTTCAATTTGTTTCGATATTTCCTCAGTTGTACTATCCATCTCTTCCACCGTCAGCTGAAACACCATTCAATAGTGTGCTAATTTTCTGAATAAATTCAGCATACTTTGCATCAGTTCCTTCTTTAGGTTCTATCCATAGAACTGTATCTGGTTCCCAACCATAATCAGGTGCTTCGCTAGCACGATTAAACCAATCTGGACGTTCAATTTCTCCCTTTAAAATAGAAGTTTGAATATCTGTAACCCATTTATCATTTGCAGCTTCATATTCTTTACGTTTAGGATCATCCCATGTATAGTCAGGATATGGTACTCCTTCTATTCCATGATCACAGGCATACTCTAAATATCTGCCGTCATCATCCAAAAATACACCAAAATAAAATAAATCTTCTGCTGTTTTTGTAGTTTCACCTGTTAACTTTAACATTTCATTGATAAGTTCTTTTGCAGGTTTTTCGCATCCATCTTGGTATGTATAAATAACCGTAGATGAGTTAGTAATAACATCCACCAACGAATGCATTTTTAATTTAATCTGTTTCATCTTTATTCAATTTTAATTATTCATCTTCATCTTCATCATTTTCATCTTCAGTTTCTTCATCTTTATCATATGATCTAGAGTTAAAACGTTCAATTCCATCAATATCATCAGAGTCTTCATCCATCAAATTAATTGAAGCTTTAGTTTTTGTTGTAGTACTCTTACCAACTGTTTTTTCTAATTCTATTATATTTTTAAGAATTGTTTTATTCAATACAGTAGTTTCCTTGACGTTATTGGTAATTTCTTTAATCTTTTCTTCTGTTTTTGTTATTGTTTGTGGAGAAAGATCTTTTAGTGGAATACCTTCAAGTTTAGTTTTTATAGTTTGAATAAATTGAGTAAGAAATGTTTCAATCTCTCCATCAGTTCGTTTTTTTGCGATCATGAATTTTAAGTATTTCAATTTTGCTTTATAAAATTCTAATCTCTCATCAAATACTACAAGATCATATTCACATTGTTCTAATCTGACATGTTCTCTATGTAATTTATAATCCGTTAAATAATCGGCAATATCGGTATATTCTACTACTGAACTATCTTTAACAAAAATCATTGTTTCTGTAACAATAATTTTAGTTATTTTTTCTATGCGTTCTCTGAAATCATTCCAGCTTTCACCTTTTTTATAAATCAATGTTATATCAACATCATCTGCGCTATCATTTTGAATTACAAACTCTATATTATAATCTTGAATCTTTGATAATTTTTTAATGAAACTACTATATTTCATTAAAGGTGGGATATTTGTTATTCGAATAGTTTTATATGTATCATTTATTTCTAAACTACTCTCAATAAGCCATGATTTTTGTAATCCATTATATGATGATACTTTACCACTAAAATCTTTAAAATATGGAGTGAGATTTGCTTTTTTACCATCTAAAAATTTTTCAATTTCTTCCTTTTTTCTTGGTAAAATTGTAGATTTATATCCTACAGCAACGCCAATAACGGAAGTTAATAGACCAATTGGTATTTCTGTGCGCAAATAATCCCACCGGTTTTCTTCATTTTTATAATTCAGAACCATGTGTTCACCTATAATTTTAGAAATCATAGGATTAATTTTAACAGAAGTATATCTTGATGCCGATGCGTCTGGATTTACTGGCGTACCAAAAAAACCGTCACCAAGTAATAGTTGTTCAGCACAACCAAAAGGTCTTGCTAATTTATTAATAGCTTTTGCTAAGCTAGCATCCCCATGGTGATACCCGTCTTTAATACAAGAACCTATTAATCCAATAGTTTTATCAAATGACTTAGGTGCATTCATTAATGAAACACGTTGAACATTTGTTAATGCATCATAAAAACACGGTATCCCTCTGTTTTCTAAAACATATAATGCATAGTCTCTAAAATTTATATTTATATGATTAGAAATACCAAAACGCGTCTCTTTGACCGTTCTATCTTTTTGTATTTTTGCCACAGTAGTAGTGTTTAAAAATTAATAATTAAAAATAACAAATAATGGAGTTTAAGAAAATACTTTGCCTAAAGGCCTTTAAGGCCTGACATTCTAATTCTAGGTTTATTTCTAGTCTCAGTTTCTTCATCAATAAACGGAGTAATGTAAGCCCATTTTAAACCTCTATGTTTTGCATACTCTTCAAATTCTTCACTCTCTGCTTTAGTGAATTTTAAGTCATCTGATAAAAATTCTTTAATTCTAGAAAGTGGTATAGCTTCAACATTAGTAGCATTTGCAAAATTAGTTTTTGCAGCAGTTCTTAAAATATTCATTTGATCATTGCGATTAAATATTGATTTATGACCAAACCATCCTTCTTTTTTAAGTGTATCTATATCATATTCTTGTGCTACTCGTTTAAATGCATCATCCCAACCATCTATAGTAGCAAAATTAAATTTAAATTTCATTAGTTGTGCTCTCGAACCTGATAAATTTCTAACATATCCAGTTGAATACACTGCAAAATCATGTTTTGGTTGACTAAAAAATATCCTACCTGTTTTTATATTAAAAGGCATTATATATTTCTTATTTAATTCAAACACATATGTCCCGTTTTTTATCTGTATAGGTGTAGATGCATATTTAACAAATGGTAATGCTATTAAATCTTGGAATGATTGTAATTTTTCAATATCAGTAGAAGATATAGTAACTGCATCTTTAACATCAATTTCATATGTTATAACAGTAATTGTTGGACTATAAAATTGAATAGTTTGTTGAGTGAGTGTCGATGTCTTTTTGCTATACTTAGATCCTTTAGTAATTGCATTATCTGCTACCTTAAAAGAACCTGATATTATTCGATCTTCAAATAAAAGTTTTAAGCTATCTCTTGGAATAGCTTCTTCAGATTCCAATATGAGTACAAGTTCATCATCTTTATAAATATCTGGAACAACCGTCATGCCATATTCATTCTCAGTTCCAGTCAATAAACAAAATAATTCGCATTCAACTCCGTCTACTGTCAATGGTTTTTTCGATGAGCGCCAATCATAATCTTTTATTGCAGGAGTTAGTCGTCTCATCTTTTTAGTTTTATCTAATGGATAAGTTGCATCAGTGTCTCGCCATGAACTAAGTTCTGGCATTCCTTTTAGTAATTTATGATTTGCTTTTGCATTTTTAAATAGTGGTTTTAAAAAATCTTCTATACCACCAAAAACACCTATTGATAAATCTTCATTGATAAATTCATCGAATGATTTAATATTAAAACTCATATTTATATGCTTTTATTTTTTCTCCATATAGATCTATTAATGCATGCATATCTTGTGAATCAATATAATCCACAAGCTCAGCATAAAATAAATAGTTTCTTTTATTTAAAGCATCTAAAAATCCACATGGTGTTTCTATTGCTACTGCTGGTGTTGTTTTTTCATTAAAAACAATAATATGTTCATCATCATTAAGTTTCCATACTTCAGCTGTTCCTTGTTCAAGATCAAACAAATTAAAATTTCCACATTTACCGTTTGCTAAATTAAGTGAGCCTATATATGCAATAGGCGTCCCTGCTCCATGAGGTCCTGGAACAGTTTTAGGATTTGCTGTTGACGAATATTGTTCAGCAACAGGAAGTAAACTAGCGGGCTTTGTACTTGGCTCACGAGTTATTTTAGGAGTTGGAGCTGTTTTTGCAAGTGTCTCATCGTCATCTTCTTTAGCAGCTTCAATTTCCTCTTCCATATCGGCTGTTTTTGGTGATTTTGGTACTGTAACTGGAATCTTGTCTGGATCATAACCTAATTCATTTGCGCGAGCAAAAAATATGTCTGCTACTGGATTTGGTTGATCACCAGTTTTCATTACATCAATTGCTGCTTCTCCGCGATTAAATGCTTTAGTTGGATTTGTAATAGTTTTAGACATTTGTGTAGCTAACTTAATAACTTTGTCCATATTACCTCCAGACTTTTTAAAAAAGTCATCTATACGTTTAACATCTTTTGTGTCATATTCTAAAATTGATTCAAATTCTTTATAGTTTAAACTTTCACAGAATAACTCAAATGATTCCATATTACAAATAAATTTTTTGTATATATCTTATGATTGAAGCCACTTTTTACGCAAGCCAGCATTAACTCCAAATGCAACTTTCATCATATGATCACTTCTAGAATCTTCAACTATTTTATATAATTGCATTTTATCAAAAATAACTTCCCAGTCTTCTTTATTTAAAGATCCTAATCCTTTATGATAACGTATAACAGCATTTTTAGATGTCTCAAATGTAGTATACTCTTTATTGGTATAAAAATAATGTATCTTACTATTTTCTTTTACTGAGATCAGAGGTGTTTTAAGGACGTATAACCTACCTTGTCTAATAACATTAGGGAACCATAAGTGAAACAAATTGATTAAAAGAGATGATATGTGGTGACCATCTGGATCCGCATCTGTTGATATGATTATCCTTTCATATTTACATTTTGTGTCATTAGTAGGATCGAGATTTAAAATATTCATCAAATCAATAATCTCTCCATTTGATGTTAAATCAGAAAGTTTTCTTGCATTCTTAATCTTTCCTGTCAATGCATACACTGCATCAAATTTTGGATTTCGTTTTTGAATAAGTGAACCAAGTGCAGATCCTCCTTCAACAATAAACAAATTCTCTGGTGATGTAGATGGTGGAAAAAACTTATCGGAAATTTTATTTTTCTGTTTACGTTTTTCAGACTTTAATTGTTTAACATCAGCTTCTTTATTAGATTCTGCAATTTTTCTTAAAATTGGTTCATAAATATCTGAACGGTTGAGACTTCTCTTTATTTTATTAAAAAATGCTTTTTCTAATATCGGAGTCATTTCTCCTCTATTTATTACGAATTTTGTTTTATTTTGATCACCGAATCTTACAATTTTAGGTGGAAGATTTAACATGAAAAAACATTCATAAAACTTATGAGCAACTGGAGAATCAAAAGCATCATTTAACCATTCTCTTGTAATTAATTGATGAATACCTGTACATATTGCACCATTAATAAATGATATTGTAGATGACTGTGGAAATGATTCCCACACATACAAAACTCCAATAGTTGTTTCAATCTTAAAGTTATTTTCAGGTACAAATGAAACGTCAAGATCAAGTTGTTCTCCATCAAAAGTACAAATAAACTCCAAGTCAGATATTATAGGATCATTCTTTTTTAAGAATTGTTTAAATATCATCATCGAATGAACATACTCTTTATCCCACTTACATCGTTTAAACATGTCTTTGCGTGGTTGAAAAAATACAGTAGTTCCAGTTTGTACTCCGCTTTTCTTTTTTTCTACTTTAGGACCTTTAGAAACAAACTGTGTCCATTCTTGTGTATATGATTCTTTTGAATTTATTGTAGTAATACTGAATTCATCAGACAACATATTAACTAATGCTGCACCAACTCCATTTGTACCAATAAGGTTTTCTTCTTTATTGTCATTAGTAAAGTTAGTACCTGCTCTAAGACGTGTAACCGCAGATGCAACATTTGTGTCTCCAGTTTTCTTATTTACTGCTGATCCATTTAAAAATCCTCCACCAGTATCAACTACTGTTACACCATTTGTTTTAGAATCAAAATGAATTTCTATTTTTGGCATCTGTCCTTTAAGACGTTTTGCTTCATCAAATGCATTGTCCAAAATTTCAATCATCATTTTGTAAAATCCAACAGAAATATCTCTAGATTCTACTATAACTTTATTATTTCTAATGATTGGAATCTTTTCTTCTGATTTATCCACTGAACCAACATACATTGTTGGTCTAAGTAATACGTGTTCAAAATCGTCTAATGCTACAATTTCTCCGTTACTGTTCATATAATTTATTTAATGTAATTCTTAATGTAAGGTAAAAATCTTGGTAAAACTCTCTTTTCACATTCTTCAAGTGTCATAAATTTAGCATGATCGACTTCTTCGTGCTGTAACATAGAAAAAGGTATTAAGTCATTCTCCAAGCCAATCTCTTCTAGAGAAGATATTTTATAGATGAATAATTTAACAATTTTGTATTTTTTACCATTTTTGCTCTTATACTCAATGGTAATCATTTCATCTAATTGGTTCGGATCAATATCTATGCCAACTTCTTCTTTAGTTTCTCTTGAAGCAGCAATTTCAAAAGATTCACCATCTTCAACATGTCCTTTTGGTGGACCATATTGATACCACCATTTAGCATTAGTTGCATGAACAAGAAGTACTTTTTCTTCATTCAATACAAATAATATTCCTGCTGAAATTTTCACTTTCATTATGCTTCTGCTGTTGGTGGGGTAAGTAAAGATTGAGTTTCTTCTGGTTTAATTGGCATAAATAACAAACTTCCGTATTCATGTGAAGATATAATACAATAGTCTCCTGGTTTATAATCTTCAGACTCAGCGATTATTAATTTAAGACCATCTTCCATTTCTTCCAAAGTTCCAGTTCTATCAATCATTGCTCCGCATAAAAATAATTGAAATTTACTTCCTTCTTTAAATGCAACTTCTAACATTTCTTTAATCTGATCTTCTGTAAGAACAGTTCCTTCTTTTACTGGTTTGGTTCCTGTAAGAACCCAATCATAAGTATTATTCATAATAAAAAAAATTTAATCGTTTTATACAAGATAACACATTTGAGTATTTTTATAAAACATTGTTCAACAAAAAAGTCTGATATTACGAATATCAGACTTATAACATGGTCGATTCGAAAAAAAATCATAAAAAAATTATAATAAAATTGATCAAAAAGCCCACATGAATTATTTTGTGCGTATAATATCTACTAGTACATTATATCTATTAATTTCTGTACTTTTTTCTCCAGTGACTGTTTCAATTTCATACTCAGCATATACTACAGCATCTTCATTTGTAGCATCTATATAAATATTTTTAACAGCAACTTTATCACCTTTTTCAGTAGTATATGTTTTACCTACTTCAATTTTTTCGTATCCTATAGCTTCGTATAGTTTTTGAATGTCATTAGAATATGTTCTCATACTAAAATATTTTCTTTTTCTTATATATCTTCTAAACTAATCGTTTCTTTTACGATAGCTAATATATGATCTGCCGCATGAACATCTGCATCAAGTTGTACAACCGTAAGATTTGTAGGTATTGGATATTTAACAAAATACGCTCCAAATGCTCATTATTTTGTTTTAAGAATGTGTTCAAGTTCATCAATTTCCTTTTCAATATCAAATGATTTCTTCTTTGCAACTTTACGTTGAGCATAAAAATCCTCCAATATAGTTCTCATAACTGAATCAGAATTATTGTCAAACACTGAACCAGATGCTGTTTTAATCCAACCAGGTTTTAACTCAACATTTTTACCCTTATACATTTCAGGAGAAATATTCCACTGTCTCATTGTTGATGGATATAGAGAAGCAAAGTCAAAGATAGCAATATGTTCATGTAGACCAACTTCTGGCTTTTTAACATATGCACCTTCAAATCCTGATGTTTTTGTGGCTTTATTCATTTCTGCCACAACTTTACCTTTTGCATAAAATTCACGAGCCAATACAATTTCAGTCATCCAAATAGGTGAAAATGCTTTTAATGCTTCAACTCTTGTAATATTTCCAAGCATTAAGAATGTTTGCATCGTTTTAATTTTTTCATCAATAAGATGAACAAGGATTGTATCGACAATGTTGTAATAAACATAAGTGAAAAAATCTGTATTATACAAATCCATCAATGTTCCACTATATTTAATTTTTTCAAGTCCAAGAACTTGATTTGCTACCGTATCAAGTTTGTTGTTTTCTTTAATTTTTACAACTCTATCCCATTTTTTATACAGTTCCAAATAATCGACAATCACTTTATGTAAAGGAATTTCTTCCTTGCCCATAAGTTTACCTGCAATAGAACATTTAGCTGGATCAATTCCAACGCGTCGACAACGATTTACAATATATTTCCAGTCAAATCCAACGAAATTCCAGCCTGTCAATAGAGGAATTTTCTTGATATAATGTTCCATTAAAGTCATTAACATTTCTGCCTCAGATTTAAAACAAACATACTGGAGAGTGAAGTTTAGATTATATTGTTCAAAGTATTTATTTGTTTTCTTACAAATATCATTTACTTCTTGATTTGTAAGTTCTTTAACTCCAAGAACAACAACTTCTTTATTCTTAGGATTTACTAATGCAACAGTTGTTATTGGTGTTGCAGCTTGTTCAGGGTCTGGAAATGAATCCTGAACTTCTACCTCAATATCACAAAACCAAACTTCTGGTTGATGAAAATCATACACTTCGTTTGTAATATAATCAGGAAGACCTAACATAAATTCTTCAATTCTAAATTTATTAAGAAAGAATGAATTTTTCTTTTTAATAGGTTTGTTATCCCAACTGACAAATTTACTATCTGCTCTAGATGAACCTGCTGGTTCCCAAGCAAATTTTTCAGCTTTTGGTATTGCTATATCTTTTAATGCAACCTGACCAGATTCATCATAATAAGAAATTCTCAATCTGTCACTCAACTGTTCTATATCTATCATATTATTTTAAATTTATAAATAGGATGTTCTTTATATGAATAAATTATACTTCTATTAATATTTAGTTCTTTAGCAGCTTTACTAATAGATTCAAAAGTAAATGTTTCATACGTTGTTTTGTTTATAACCTCAATAATACGTTTGTTCTTATTTGTTACACTACTTGCACATTTTTTAGAACAATATATTGTTTTATTAGCGCTCTTTTTTGTTATCTCAAAAGTATTTCCACATACATTACATACACATATTCTCAAATATTTATTATCTATAAAATATTGTTTCAACTTTTGTGACCTATGATTCGAAATAGGTCCAAGTTTTACTCCAGTTTTTATCTCTGATATCTTACATTTAGTCTCTTTAGAATGTGTCCATTTTACTTTAGAAAGAGCTTCTCTTGCTTCAGCGTAACCTCTGGATGAAAATGACCGTTCTTTGCCTTGAATTTTATTATTTTTCCACGAACACATTGCATAGAATGCAAATGCTGTCTGTTTATTTCTATAAATTCTCCATAATAACCAATGTGCAATAAAATGTTCTCTGGCAGTTAATGATACTAAATTATCTGGTAAATTTGATCCACCCATTGATCGCAATATAATATGATGAATTTCATAGTATATATTTGGATCTTTTATTCTTTCTTTACGACTCAATATCAGATGATCATATATTAATTGATAGTTCATTGCTTTAATAGTTTTATGTATATAAAAAAGTTGTTCACTATCAATTAAAACTGGCAAATTCCCAAAACGGTTTTGGATCATAACCTAAAACTGCACAATCTTTAACATACTCAATATATTCCGTTTCCTTTTGATCTATAAACATTTTACACTCTCGTATATGTTGTTCATATTTCTCATTTTGAAATTTTATTTCTTCACGTTTACGAATTATTTCTTCTTTCTCTTGTTGTTCTTTTTCATAGAGTGCCATATCCTCTGAAGTAGTACGTGGAAGTTTATCTATTTCATGAAAAACATACAACGCTTTCTTTTTATACAAATCCCAAACAATTGAAGTAATAGAATATGTCATAGCATCTTCTTTCTCAATCTTAAGTTGTTGTTTAATAGATTCTATATTTGTATAAAACTCTGGAAATATAGACATATGACATGATGAATTATTGACAGTCATATATTTATGTTTTGGTTCAGCATATTCTGACCAATCTTCTATACGTGACATCATTTGATACAAATAAGGTTTTCTAGTCATGATTAAAAGTCTAAGGTGTATTGTATACCTGTACGTTCCATGTGTAATTCTTTTGACAATGAAACTGCGTTGCTATCTTTATCTGATAATATTACGTGTGGGCACTCTGCATCTATAACTTCTTTAATTAAAGGTATTGATGTCCAATGAATATTTACTTCTGTAGTTGGAGAATATGGTGCATCTACTAAATATTGAATCATAGTATAATCTTCTAATGTCAGAAATCCATGAGCATAATTTTTTGGAATTTCGATAGTATCTCCAGGATGGAGTTCAAAAAATTGAGCTTCACTGAATGAGTCTTCTCTAAGAGATACTACAAAATCTATGATTTTTCCAGTTATAACTGTGATTTTTTTGCTCTGTGAAGTTTGACCAGTTTGGTGATGCATACCTCTAAATGTTCCATAAAGACGGCTAACACTAATATTGCTTTGTGTCCATTCACCTTTAATGTCTAGAGGAAAAAACATTCCTCTAGAGTCATTAAGTATTGGGTTTTTTGATATTTTTATCATATTATTATTATTTTGTTCCTGTTGATCCAAATCCTCCTGCACCACGTTCAGTATTTATATCTATATTATCTACTTTATTTAATTCTCCCATCCAAACTTCACGCATAACTAATTGTGCTATTTTATCGCCCTTATTTATTTCAACATCAGTGTCTGACATATTGAAAAAATGTATATGCACAGTTCCTCTATAATCAGAATCTATTAATTCTGCACCTTTAATTAATTTTTTTTTGGTTGAAATACCCGATTTATTATATACAGACAAATCCCATCCATATGGAATTTCGAATCGTATATCTAACGGAATTAACACATCACCATGTTTTGGTACTATTATATCTATCGGAGAAAACACATCTATCCCAGAAGAACCTATTGTACCACGTATTGGATCTTTAGCATTACCTGATAGTAACTGATAATTTAATTTTGGTGTATTCATACTTTCTTTATTTATTTATATTTGTCTATTAATTTCCATCCTTTATACTCATCAATCTTACCATTACATAATTTTAAAAATCCACTTCTGAGATTATGTTCTTCTTTAAATTTCCAAATACTTCAAATTTTCCCATTTCTGGTGAAAGAAATGTATAAAAAACGCTTCTTGCATTTTTATAACCACTATGTAACCCAATTTGACTATTTCTATTATTCTCAATACGTTCCGCAGAATGTGATTTTCCAATCAATGATTTTTTTATATTATTTTTCCAATCATTAGTTCTATTAATATGTTTCATTTTATTAATAAAATCAATGTTATGTTTATAACCTGTACTTCCGTCTCCACCATCTGTCATATTAACTAAACATCCTGTACCAATATCTCGACGTCCATATTTTTTAATATATTGTATTTCTAATTTACATGCATCATCCCATGACAAGTTTTCATGTATTATTTTTATAATAGGTTGACCATATTTATTCACTATATTATTCCAAAATTTAGATCGTCTTTTATCATAAGGTCTTTTTAAAGACCCTATTCCAATATAAAATGGACAGGATTCATTTTTAATATAATGAAAATATACACAAAAATTATTCATAGACAAAAATTATATATGACATACACAAAAGTTCACACAACAAAGGGCTATTATGAATAGCCCTCTATGTAATATTTTCTATTTAAGTTTTTTAAGCACTGATGCTTTAAAATCAGAAAGATCTGCAGGATTCATGTCATTCTTTTTCATGAATTTTTTGAAAATTTCATCATTTTCTCCAATTACATCTTTCATGAATTTAGATACTTTATCACTCAAATCTCCACTACCTTCATTTAAAAAATCGTCAAATGTTTTCATATTTTTATTGTTATTTTACTTAGATGGATTATTTTTAGATGGTGGATTTTTACCTAATCCAGTTTGAGTATCATCATCATGTGTTCTATAATTTATACGTTTCAAAAATTGTTCGAAATCCATGATACGTCTCTCATTTTTTCTCTTTTTACTTCCTGGAAGTTTAAATGTACTAGGTGTAAATAGACTTGGAAATGCATCGACACTTCCTTTATCAACTCCGCCTGGAGGTGGAGGTGTTACATCACCCATGCCTTCAACATTTGAAACTGTTACTCGTGTAGCACCACTAAATGAACCATTAGATTCATCTATTTTATCCAATTCTTCTAATTCAGATTCATTCATTTGTTCTAAACTTAACTCTAATGATTCTTTAACTTTTTGTGGTAGATCTTCAGAATCTGTTTTTACATAATCTTCCAATTGTTTAATTGTCATTGAATCTGCTAATTCTTTAACATGTTTAGGACAATTTTTAGCATCGCCCTTTTTACATGCTAATGCCCATAACATCAATTTTTTTTGCGATTGTGATTTGCTTGGCATAATTTTATGTTTAATTTTTTTATATATCTAAAATCCTTTTTTTAATTTTGCCATTGATCGTCTTGAACCACCAATGTTTTTGTCTAAAATATAGTCATCTAAAATTGACCAACTGACTTTATGCTCAACGCTCGTCAATGATGTACAAGAACCGCAATCAAAGTAACCACTAACTTAACTTCAATCTTTTTAATTGACTTAACATCAACTGTCATGTCATCATTAATAACATAATTACCAATTTCTGTATTATCTTTCAACCATTGTTCAATCTCTTCTTTGGTTAATAAAAATTGAGATCGATTTACTCGACCTGCACTCTAAAAGCACCAATCTTTAAAACTCTTTATCATTATTGCATTGTTTTACATTTAATCATATATTTCTTGCTGTAATGTCTGTAAATTTGCAGATAATATATCATAATCATTAGACATAACTTTAATTAAAAATCTAACAAGTTCTTCTTTTAATCTGTCATTAATATTGGACGTATCGACATTTAAAAACTGTGATACAATCTTTAATTTCTTTATTTCAATATTATCTAATACAATTCCTAGACGTTCAGTATCCACATCAAAGCTGGAATCAGGCACGTCCAATTCATTCTGTCCAAAAAATGAGAAATTGTACTCAATGATAACATTATATTTTTTATCATCTTGAATAAATTTTATTTGATATTGTGCTGGAAATGTTATAGTTTGTCTTAATTGAATATTATCTCTAATTTCTTTCCATTTTCTATTTTCTTCTTCAACTATAAAATGTCCAAGATAAACATCGTTATTATATGTTCTAGTTATACCTGAAATAAATGAAACTAGTTCTTCGGTCTGTGATTCAAAAAGGAATTCTGAATAGGTTTTTATCATACTTTTAAAATTTAATTGATGCTATTATCTCACTCATTTTACCATCTCTAGCGATATTATATCCTTTCTGAGGCAGCTTAATTGCAGTTAATGTTTGTTGCAATGAAAAAATTCTATCCACTCTATACAATCTCCATCCTGGCACTAAAGAAGGATCAACCTTTCCTGTTTTAGATACTCCTTTAATCATCCATGCACGTAAAACTGTATTACCTAATCTGTTAGTTCCTAAAACATATGGTTCAATATAACGTATACCATTTTCAATGCTTCCTTTATCAAGTCCTCTGTAATCAATTATACAAACAAACTTGTTATCAATAGCACTTTCTAATTTTGTAGTATTACTTTGTAAAGATTCAAATATAAATTCATTAAACGTCTTTAACTGCATCTAATTCACTTTTTATTTTATAGAAATAGTTATACAAATATTTTGGAACTAATTTCTTATATCCAGCAATATCATTTGCTAAAATTTTATTTATGACTGAATCAACTTTAATATGTTTAGTTGATGGTATACATTGAATGTCTGGATTTTGTATAGAAACATCTTCACATTGATCATTATTACCAGAAAAATATGCAAAATTAAGTCCTTTTTTATCAGAATTTGATAATGCATTATTAATCTCTTTATTTGAACGAGTATTTGCAAAAACATATCCACAAATATTTGGGTTTTCAGACATTACTGAATCTAACATTTCTTTCTTAATTGTTCCAAGTTCATCTGTAACAATAAGAAATACTTTAGCACCCGTTTCATCTACAGCATCTGCAATAGCTGTTTCGTGTCCATTATGATATGGGAAAAATTTCCCTTTCATTACACAAACATCTTTTGATTTTTTACATTTTACAGTTTTATTCGATAGTTTTTTAAATATTTTAGTTAATGCTTCAAGATAAAGTTTATCAGACATAATCATAGGTTTTTCTGATTTATCTTCTACTTCTACATATTCTTTATCGTTTTTAGGAGGTTCAATACCTAATAAATCTTTAGCTAATTGTATCGCTTCTTCTTCATCTACAATTCCACTTAATATCAATTTAGTATAATATTCGGGGTCTTCAGTCAAATGATCTATTGCAATTTCTTCTGCTGTAACTGGATTATCAGTATGTTCTATCTCTACTGCAATACCAACTTTTAATTGGTTTTCATCAACATCTACAGGGTCTGTTTTATCACCCTTGCCACCTTTAATTTTGTCATCATACTTCATGACAGGTTCAGTTGTCTCATCTGCTTCAACTAGTAATGAAGTTCCAAACTCATCCCAATCCTCACTCTCATTGATAAATGTATTTTTAAATTCTTCAAATGAGAAGAATGATTCTTTAATATTACCGTTGATATAATCTTTAATTTTATCAACCAATTGATTATGATGTACAATTAGTTCTTTTGTGAAAAAACCAGATGCTTTTTTCTTATGAGAACGCATAGATGCAAGAAGTATTTTAAACAATTCTTGATTTGTATTACTATCTCTTAATAGACGTCTAGTTTTTTCATTTTTAACAAACTCAAAATTTAATTCAGCATCTCTTCTTGTTAAAAATTGAGGTAATTCAAAGTCAATATCCTCAAAGCTTTCTCTATATAATTGTGTCTGCACAAATCTATTGAATACTTTACAGATAAACTCTATATAACGTTCAGAAAAACTTGTTTTTGATAATCTGATTTTATCAAAATCTAATGACATCATATATTCCTGTAACATCACAACTGTCAAGTTATAAATATCTGAAGGTTTTTCAGGTTCTTTTTTAGTTTTTCTGTGAATATAGTCAGGATCTGCAATTTTATATGCTTCCTTTCCGTCAAATCTAAAAATTAACCCATCAATATCTTTATCTAAACTGTTATTTAGAAATGATCCAGATAGTTCTGGATTAAGAAGTTTTAATATAAATGATGTGAAACTTTCAGTTTTAAACCGTTTCAATAAAGAATCATACGGAGTATTAAGAAAATCTAAAATCTTACCTTTCTGCGTATCTGTAAGTTTTCCTTCAAAATATACAGGTGGTTTTTCAATCTCTAACTGATCAGCCCATTCACCAAGAGTTTCTCTATCTGAAATAACTTCTAATGTTCTTCCTTTATTATCTTTAACTTGAATATCTGTTAAAACTAAATGATTCAATGGTAATCTATCATATGAAATAGTAACAGGTTGTAGATTTGGAAAATATTCCATTCCGAATCTCCAGTTATCTTGCATATTAATAGTACTTTCTTCAGGTAAATTTTCAAAATGATAAATTGCCTTCTCAAAATATTTTGATAATGTTCTATCAATATTTGATATTACAACATCATTTCTCTTAAAACATTTAAAGGTTCCATCTGCTTGACGTTGAACTGAAAATCTAGAACCTGCAAGGTTCTCTGATATCTCAATTCTAGACGACAATAATTCTTCAACCATTGTAGGATTTTTTTTATATTCACTATATAAGAATGTAATTCCGCCCATAATAATTTTATGTATGTTAAAATCCTTTTTTTAATTTTGCCATTGATCGTCTTGAACCACCAATGTATTTATATATCTTTATTTAAAACAGCTTTCTTGAATTTGTTGGAATGATTAACTGTTGTTTTATATTGTCTTGTCTAACAAATTTTGAATCTGAAAATGTGAGATCATTATTCAAATATTTTATAACTTCTCTAGTCCAATCGGCAGCTGTATCTGAAGGAACATTTTGAAATATTTTTCCTAAATCTTTTGTTGATGGAATAGCCATATCATTAGGCAAACTCATAAAATGCATAAGTTCACGATTTGTAACTATTCTATCTTCTGATGGGTGAATAACATTCATACGTGCACCAGTAAATGCTCCAGCAGTTTCTCTTGGTAAAAATGGACTTCCATCCCAAAAACCTTTACCAGCTTTAACTTTTTTGTGTGCATGTATTGCTTTCTTTGCATAATCAGGATCATATGTTGTTACCCATTTTATAAAGTCTTCTGCTTCTTCAGATTCTAAAATCATTTCCATAAATGAACCTTTACTATTTTCAGCATACGTTCTCCAATCTTTATGATTTTTATTTATCCAAATGAAAAGTGGATCTTGTTGCAACTCTTGTTCACGTTCAATTATTTCATTTTTATCATTTAACGATGATACTTGAGCGACATAATCTTTTAAAGATGTCATATCTTTATTATACCAATTTAGTATTGGTGCTGTTTCAGAATCCCAAAAGAAATAAAATGATCTTACACGATTTGCGGGTATACCGTGAAATTTTGTAGAAGTTTTAATAATAGTCATTGAATATCCATGAGATTCTCCAATTTTTGCTAAACGATCTAATACAGGCTGTCCTGTTGGATTATACAATCCTGGTGCATTTTCACCAAACAACACTCGTGGTTTCATTGAACCTAAAACATACTCTGTTGTTTTATACATCCAATCATTCTGAGTAGCATTTGCTCCTTTATTTTTACCGTTATTTAATTGTGATAGTCCAGCGCATGGACATAATGTTGATACAAAATCAACTTTTGGTAATCCATCAATAAAAGTATTATCATCATTTATAACATGATATGGAATATCGGTCCAGTAATCTAATAAAAGTTGATCATTTGCGGCAAACGCTGAATAACTTAAAATGTATTTAGGTTTCTTTCCTAACGCCTTTTCTGCACCAAATCCCATGCCACCAATAAGAGGTACAATTAACGCATATTGTATGTCATTTTTCATACATATTATATGAAAATGTGGCAGAAAGTTTTGGAAAATTAGAAAGTAAAATCTATAATATCTTTATCTGATAAATTGACAATAACTTCATTTTTATCTGCATAACCAAATGTAAATATTATAGGAAACTCTTTAGGTAATTTAAAACGATGTTTTTGACCAGAATACGCGATAGATTCTTCAGTGAGATATGAATTCCATCCACTGTTTATTTTACCATATCTATAAACTATCATTTCATTTTTTAATTTCGTTTTATTTGCAATATTACTTAAAATTTCAGACAATCTATTTTTATCGAATATAGCTATCCCGTTACTCATAGGAGGACAATCTGACATCCAATCCCTTAAATCTTCGTCATCGTCAGACTCATAAAAATACTCTTTAAAAATCTGTATAGTTTCATTATACGTAACAATATTCGATATTTTATTTGGAGTATCATGATATGATAAATACAACAAATGTCCCCATGCTTTAATTACACCAAGCTCCCATATTTCATATACAGATTCACTTAATGATTCGTTTACAAAGTCTCTAAAATTTTTTATCATATTGTTAGTGTTTAAATTTATAAGGAAGAATAATTATCTCAGCTTCACCTCTATCTTCTAAGTAATCAATTATCTCAGACAGATCAACATCTCTAGTAATAATTTTTCCCTTTCCTTTTTCAAATCGATCAGCAAAAAACTGTGCAGTTGCTTCATCTAATGTCCATGAAAAAGCATATTCTTGTTTTGCAGATTCTCTATTCATTCCTCTATATACAGTGATTGTTTTATCTTTAGATTTTAATACAGATTTTAATTTAGTCATTCGTTTCTTCCATTCTGTTGATTTAGTTCTCAACTTAAAACAATCAATGATTATATCTTTGGGAAATGATGAAAATCCATATTCAGAACGAACATATAAATCTATGAATACGTCATATTTTTTATTATCGGGAATGCTTTTATACATTTTTATGAAAGTTGGAATTAATATTTTCTTGTCTATTCTAGAAAATAATCTTTCATAATCTTTTTTCTTTAATGCTTCTGTAAATATTCTATTCATTTGAATAAGATATTCTTTAACTCTCATCATTTTAATAGCTTCCATATTTAATCCTCCAAAGAACCCATAGTAAATAGGTCCATTCCAATAACATATTGGATGTAACATATCTCCTCTATTATAGAAAAAATCATCTTTGTCAACTTCTAAATAATTGACAACATCTTGAAATTCTTCTTCGGATGGCAATTTAGGGTTTCCTATAAGATCTTTTAATGGTATAAGATCTTCAGGATCTATTGCGCCATGTGCACTCTTGAATATATTGTTCAAGTTTTCATTAATAAATTCTGAGTAGCTTTTAAACATAATTTAATCTCTTTTTAATTCTTGTACAATTTCAACTTTTTCCTACTCTGTCTGAACCATCTCCATCCCAGAAAAATGACTTTTTACCTTCTTCTTTTGTCATATCTGGATCGACTACTATTTCAAAAGAATGCCCACCATTTCCATGTGCACCCTATATATTCTATCAATTCTTTGATAGTTCCTTCTGAATCTCTACATGTAACTTTATATATATAGTATTATTGTTTTCAGATTCGTGTATGATATTCCAATCTTTAAAATTCTTTATCATTATTGTAATGTTATTTTCGGTATAGATTTTATTTCATCTTTAAAATCATTTAAAAATCTTTTCCAATCATGTCTTCCAATAGATTCCCAATGCAATGGAGTTTTATTATTATTTAATGTTACACTAAATTTAGAAAGTCCAACTACACGTTTTAATGATTCTGGAGTATGTGCCATTCTTCTAGCAGTAAGTTCATCTCCTTCATGTTTAACAATATATAATTCAGGATATAATAATGCCATTCTAGCAGACTCACCAGCATCACCACTAACTTTTTTACGCGACATTGTTTTAATTGGTAATTTCAGTTTTAGCATGAATAATTTTTTCTTCCCATCATTCTCTGGTCCAAGAACTAAAACTACTCCATTTTCACGACCCTCAGACTCATTTATAAATTCATCAAACGTTTTTATCATTTCTTTATTTTTTCATATTTTTTTATAAACGCTTCAATTCGTTTTCCGAGTTCACCTATTGGAACATATGTAAAAGAATCACCCATTGAAGATCCATTTATCATTAAAATAGAAAGATGAAGTCCTGGAGTACCAACGTTATCATTAGCATATAGCTCTTTGATATTTAAAACTCCTTTTATTAGAAAACGATGTAGATCTTTCTCACAAATCCAATAGGCTTGATCGCGGTCTTCATTTATTTCAGATCTTGATTGATAATCATCATATGGACCTTCTTTTGAAAATCTAATTTCTTTTATTGCTGCATCTATGGCATCAGAATATTCATCCAAAATCTCTCTAGCATCATGTCCTTTATAATAATCATCTTTATTTATAGTTCTAAGATAATAAAATAAAGCCTCTATAACACATGCAAGAAGCTCTGCATGTTTAGTCAATTCCTGAATAATATCGGTCTTTATAGTTTTATTTAATTGCGAAAATGAATTTAAAAAGAAATTACGTTCAGAATTTTTTAATGTTTGACGTTGTTCATCTGTCAAACTAGTTTCTAATTCAGGTATATTTTCTAATGTAAATTTTGGAATAACTTCACCATAATTATAATGCAAAGCTTCTGCTTTTGTAACAGCTTTATAAATATCGAATGTATTATTTTCACGCAAACTACTTAATAAATCACGATATAATATTTTTAATTTATCAAGAAGCTCTCGTTTATATGGGAGCACATCAATTTCTTTATAGAAATCGTCGCTCTTTATTTGAAATACTCCTTCCTGAATATGACTAATAACATATTCTCTAAGTACATTTTTCTTATTAATGTTTTCGCCTTCATTAATAAATTGGTCATAGCTCTTTATCATTATTAAAATCCTTTTTTTAATTTTGCCATTGATCGTCTTGAGCCGCCAATGTTTTTATCTAAAATATAGCTATCAAGAATCGACCAACTTACTTTATGTTCAACACCCAACT